CCTGCGCGATCAGATCGCCGTACTCACCAGTAGCAGCATTGTAGCCATAGCTGCCTTCACCCTTGCTGACTTCGTTTACTACCACGCTGCCTTCATAGCCAGCGTTGGTAACGATAGCACGGATTGGTTCTTCCATGGCACGCAAGATGATACCAATACCTGCGGTCTGGTCGATGTTGTCACCCTGTAGGTCCTTGATGGCGTTGCGAGCACGGATCAGTGCCACGCCGCCGCCTGGCACGATGCCTTCTTCCACAGCAGCACGAGTGGCATGCAGCGCATCATCCACACGGTCCTTCTTTTCCTTGACTTCAACTTCAGTAGCACCACCAACCTTGATCACAGCAACGCCGCCTGCGAGCTTGGCAAGACGCTCTTGGAGCTTCTCACGGTCGTAGTCAGACGTTGTGTCATCTATCTGCACCTTGAGCTGAGCAACACGAGCCTGGATGGCATCCTTGTCGCCAGCGCCGTCGATGATGGTGGTGTTGTCCTTGTCAATCTTGATGCTCTTGGCACGACCAAGCTCAGCAATGGTGGCCTTTTCCAGCTTGAAGCCCATGTCTTCGCTGATCACGGTACCACCTGTGAGTGTGGCAATGTCATCCAGCATGGCCTTGCGGCGATCACCAAAGCCAGGAGCCTTCACAGCAGCAACTTGGATGATACCACGCAGCTTGTTGACCACCAGAGTGGCCAATGCTTCGCCTTCGATGTCCTCAGCGATGATCAGCAGTGGCTTGCCAGTCTGTACCACAGATTCCAGCACAGGAAGGATGGCCTGTAGGTTAGCCAGCTTCTTGTCATGGATGAGGATGTAGGGATCGTCCAGATGCACCTGCATCTTCTCTTGGTTTGTGACAAACAAGTGGCTGATGTAGCCGCGATCAAACTGCATGCCTTCCACGATGTTGAGTTCAGTGTCGAGGCTCTTGTTCTCTTCAACGGTGATCACGCCTTCCTTGCCTACCTTCTGTACCGCAGCTGCGATCATGCGTCCAATCTCATGGTCGCTGTTGGCCGATAGGCTGGCTACCTGCTCGATCTCTGTTTCAGTCTGGCAAGGGTTGCTGAGCTGATCCAGCTCTGCGATAGCTGCGCTTACTGCTTTTTCCATGCCGCGCTTGATGTCCATGCTGTTCATGCCAGTGGCAACCAGCTTGAGACCTTCGCGGATCATGCTGTGTGCCAGCACGGTGGCAGTGGTAGTACCATCGCCTGCGTTGTCAGCAGTCTTGCTTGCCACTTCGCGCACCATCTGTGCGCCCATGTTTTCGAACTTGTCCTTGAGCTCGATCTGCTTGGCCACAGTTACACCGTCCTTGGTGACCAATGGTCCGCCGTAGCTGCGTTCAAATGCCACGTTGCGTCCCTTGGGACCCAGCGTGCTCTTCACTGCGTTGGCCAGGATATCAATGCCTGCCAACAGCTTCTTGCGACTGTCGTCGCCAAAAATCACGTCTTTAGCTGCCATGTTGTTCTACTCCTCAGTTTTCAATAACGGCAAAAAGTTCTTCTTCTTTGAGGACAAGTAGGTCTTGCCCGTCAATCTTGATCTGTGTGCCTGCGTACTTGCCAAACAACACGCGATCGTTCACGCTAACATCCAGCGGGATATAGTTGCCGCTATCATCCTTGGTCCCTTTGCCCACAGCCAGCACTGTGCCTTGATCAGGCTTCTCTGCTGCGGTGTCAGGGATGACGATGCCGCCCTTCGTGACAGTTTCACTGTCCACGCGCTTCACTATGACCCGATTATTAAGCGGTCTCAGTTCCATCGTAGTCTCCTATGGTTAAATGGAAAGCTAGCACTCCATGAGTGGCAGTGCTAACAGCTCATAATATAATCGGAGATTGATACAAAATCAAGAGCCGGTTACGCATGCGTCCACTCCTCCGGCGACCTTTATCGTAGGTCCGTTCACTGCCGCCTAATACCACCTGCTCACGCAGCTGGCGCTTATCAAGCCTACGCACCCAGCGTCACGACCATGCCGTATAGTAGCGCCGTCAGGTCCCGGGACCTAGGCTGCTGTGCTGCTCCAGCATGGAAAAGCAGTCAGCCACTAGCTCGTCACCAAGCGTTACTCGATAGATGCGCTGGACGACTGGGCTCTGGGCCCGCGCTCCCGAGTTGCCAGCTGTGCGGACCCTGGGTGTTGATCCTAGGCAGATTCCCATCAGCGGCAACTCTTCTGATGGCACACAGCTCAGCATTAGTTTATGCCTGATTGGTATTTTCGCAAGCTGCGACCAAAGCTGCGTGCATCTCAGGATTTACCTCAGCAAAGCTTTCATTGCGAAGCTGGTCTAATCTTGATATAGATCTTAATACTTCTGCTGATGTGAGATTGGGTGGTTGCCTTAACTGGGAAATTATTGTGTTCTTGTTATGCATGATCACCATAGACTCGTCGTGATTTGACCATGCAGCCAATCGGTCACATATCACAGTCTTTAAATCATCTGGCACATTGTTGAGTGCCAGATATGCAGGATCATATACCAAATGCCCCCAATGCTCATAGCGAGGCAGGATCTTTATCACTGTTTCCATAAAATCTATGGCAGTGTTGCAGTTAATCAATGACCACGATGTCAAAATGAGTAAGCTGTATCTGTGATTCAATACCGCTTGATAATGCAGCAAGTTTTCTAGCAACACTGACCAATCGGTGCCAGTGCGCTGGTAATCATTGATTGCTCCGATGCCATCAACGCTGCACTGCATTTCAATTGACTTGCACTGATCCAACAGAGACAGCATCTCTGCATCAAACAACACCGTGCAATTGGTAGTGATCACCACTTCTAGATTGCCCAAACCCTGTTGATCGTTGGCAATTCTTCTGAGCAGGTGTTTGAATGCATCTTGTTCAAGCGCAGGTTCACCGCCTACATATCTGAGCCTATCGAGCTTGCTGATATCAAAAGTTATACCAGTTAGATCTGGTCTCGACAGAGGCGTAGCACTCTTGCCCAAGGCTATTTCATCAACAATCCATTTGCTGCTGTTCCAGCTACCACACATGCGACATTTAAGATTGCAGAGATTGCCAAAATCGTATTCTAACCAAACCAAACTGTGGTCAGTTGGTCGTCCATATCTCTCATTGAAAGCAATGCGACTGGACCATGTGCCTATCTTCTCGTTTTGATAGCATTCCTTACAGCCTTTGATAGGCATGTTAGACAGCATTGCTGCCCTCAGCGAATCCATCCACGCATGGTTGAATGGGTCTGGTTCATCCTTGGCCATGGGTTGACCAATTTGATGATTATCATCATGTGACCACTGGCAACAAGGCTGGCTGCCAAATCTTGGTTTATGCACCATATGTCTAAAAGGTGCAGCACAGTAAACATCATCATCAAGGTTAAATTTAGGTTCCATAGCAGGTATTTACTTGCAATCTCAACATGGTATGATACAAAATCGCAGCCTTGACAGCTGCGTCTTGCTTCGCAGAAGCTACTATCAGTATCAAGCTGCCTTGCGGTGGCAGTTCTTTTCCACGAAACGCTTCCAGTTACCAGGCATGGCCTTGCGCAAATCAGCGATCTTCAGCACCATGCGCAGGCTCAGCTCACGCAACTGCTTGCTGTGGTCATTGATATAGCCCATGACCTCAGCCTTGGTATCTGCGTCGAAGCCATAGCTGCCCAGCATGTTGCTGCGTTCGACCACATTGCGGATGTGCAGCAGTTTCTCACGAGCAGTGTCAATGCCGATGTCCATGTAATGGCAGCGGCTCATGATAGCCTCCAGGTGGTTGCCAATGCGTGCGCTCTTGATCTGATCAAACTTCACGTTGGTGATGAAGATAACACCGCCCTTGTATTCGAAGCTGTTGGGGATGTCCTTGCGCTCCAGATGCAGGCTGCGTGTGTTCCAGCTGATGCGCCGCGTCTTCTTGCTGTCCAGTGCTGCTTTCAGCACGTTCAAGCTGTCTTCGTCGTAGAGCACACCATCACAGTCGTCAAACACCAGCACCTGGCTGTCTTCACGGTATTCCCAGAGCTTCTCATACAGCACAGCAGCACTGATGCCACCGCTGATCACTTCATACATCTTGCCCTGTCCAGTGAGCTTGCCCAGCATGTCCAGCGTTTCATGTAGCGTGGTCTCCACGGTATGGCTCTTGCCGATGCCAGCAGGACCGCTGACCACCAAGCCCTTGACCGTGTTGCTAGCCACAGCCTTGGTCATCTCACCCAGGATCTCAAACGTCTCGCGCTGATCGTGTGCAATCTCATCGTCGGTCTTGCTCAGCATTGGCGTTGTACTAGGCGAACCAGCATCCTTGGTAGTAGGTTGGAAGCAGTGGATGCCTTCCATGTAAACGCGGTTGCGCCCAGCGCGGAGATCAGCACCACCGTCACTGTCAACAGTGATGTACATGCCGTCCTTGTCGCGCTTGAGATTGTCCAGCAAGAGGAACGCACGGTCCGTGATAGTAGCCCCACCGCGGGTCCAACCTGAGCTAATGCGCACATACTGTTCCATGAGAATCTCCGTAGCTGTTGCTCTAATACGTGCATATTAGCACACTGCTACGGTCTGTCAAGCACTAATTTTCCAAAATATCTCACTGAAATCATTGACAAAAATACGGAAAAAGATGTAAAAATTACCGAGTTAAATTTAATAAGAGGCAGAATAAATCACTTAGGATCCAAGCATACCTTGGTCTAATGTTACTGTTTCCATTCCGACCACTCGTAATCTGATGATATTAGATATGTTATATGATTTCTGTTCCAACCCTTTAATGAGAGCCAGATACTTGTTGCGCACCAGCGCAACTTCGTTGATCAGCGTGGCCATGGTGACCACGTCATCCTCACCATCTATGTATTTCTCGATGCTGCGATCAGTTAGCTCGCGCTGATAGCGTTCCAGATACCTGCGATAGTGATCGCTGCGCATCTTGTCATAGCGTATGTTGAGATGTTTGAGTATGGCTTCAACTTCCTGGAGCTGACCAAAACGATAGGCCATGATACCGCTGAGCTCCTGGGCAGCACGTTCAATGCCACCAATGATCTTGGCTTCAACCCAGGCAGTCTCCAGCTGTTTCTGGAACCAGTCGATGGCATCAGGCAGTTGCCCCATGTCATCGACTATCTTGTTGTACCACATTTAGATACCAAACTTGTTGTAGAGTTCCCAGAGTTTCCAATCCAATCTCTGAAGGTACTGTAGCATAGCAAACTGTACTTCTAACTGCACTATGGCAATATCCTTGGATTCACGAGATTCTATGGCCTTGTCTATCTTCTCCTTGAGATCACTAATAAACGTGTCTCCTTGAATGGAAATAGAATCAGAGTTGGCTTTCATTACCATCATTCATCCTCATAGGATAGTTCGTCATCATAGTCATCATAACCAGCTGACTCACCAGTGTACTGTGCTTCAATAGCACTGTCAAGGTGCTCATCTTCACCATGTATGGCTTCAAAATCGTCTCGGTCCATGCCCTTGTCTGCGAAGATGTTGACCAGCTTGCGGGCCATGTCTTCTCGTTTGTTGTTGGGAAGCAATTCACTGACCACTTCCCAGACTTCCAGCATCAAGCTTGCGCTAACGTTCATATATCAATCCTCCGATGGTGCGATATCTTGATCATCAGCGTCTGGATCTACAACATCCTGGGCGACAACCACCTTGCTCTCGTCCCATTCAGTCATGATCAGATCCAACAGCTCATCGCTGACGCCAGACCGGAAGTACTTATGTTCCTTGCCTGTCTTGTCGGTGTACTTGAGCTTGTTGCCATCCTTGACCAACACACCTTTCTTTTCAAACATTTCAATGAGGCCGCTGTACTCATTCATGCCAGTGTCCCAGGGGATCTTGATCTCCACGCTTTCAAACGGCTTGTTGTAGCGCGTCTTCATGATCTTACAGGCTGCACGGATACCTCGCACGTCTGTGACCTTCTTGCCTTCTTCATCTTCCTTGAGCTTGAGCTTGCGCATGGCTACCACGATAGATGAAGCATACACGAAACCCTGACCGCCTGAGATCTTGTCATCTGGATCAAACATGTCCTGTGACGCATAGGTATGGTTGGTAACCACCAAGCCCACGTCATACTCGCCAAACATGTTCACGCAGTTGCGCACCAATGCTGCCAGTGCCTTGGGCTTGCGACCCATGTCACCCTTCATCTCGCCAGCTTCAAACTGATTGACGTCTGTGGGTGTCAGCAACATGCCCAGACTGTCCAGCACGAACAGGATCTTTGGACGCTCTTCTGGGTCAACCTTGTCAAACCTGCTCTTGTAGTCCTTCATGAAGTCGCTGACCAAACGAGCAACATCGTCGATCATGGCCATGTTTACCTTGAGCAGCTTTTCTTCGCTTGTATCAACGCCCAGTGGCTTGAGCCAGTTCTCGTCAAGTGCGTTCTCTGTATCGATCAAGATCGGGAACACACCCGCTCGCTGAGCGTTTCTTATGACGTTGCCTGAGCAGATATAGCTTTTGCCGGAACCAGATTGTCCAGCGAACATGGTGACCTTGCCCAACGGGATACCGTTCTTGAAGTCACCACTGATAGCATAGTTTAGTGCGTAATTACCGCTGTGGATCCAAGTCTTTGGATCATGGAAACCAAGGCTGAGACTGGGAATGGTCTTGGCGATGTCTTTCCTGAATCGCGAAATGTCAAATGGTTTCATATTTTGCTCCTGTGATCATGTGGTAGGATGGGCGAGTGGTTGCCCATCCCAACTGTTATGGATTAAGATTGACCGCCGAGCTTGCGTGCGCGGATAGCTGCCAGGATGTCATCTGGTGAGCTTAGCTTTGGCTTGTCGCCTGCTGGTGCCGCTGCTGCTTTTGGAGGATCCACATCAAATGGAGCTTCGTCCACAGGAGCTGCCTTGGGAGCTGCACGTTCCATGATGCTGGCTGCTGTGACTGGTTTGGTCACAGGTGCTGCCACAGTGTTGGCAGTGGCATCATCGTTGTTGCTAGCAAAAGCATCCATGCGCATGCCGTTTGGACGATAGAACTGTCCCCAACGATCCGCATCATAGAGCTCTTCGTTCACTGATGCTTCAAACAGTTCCATGATGGCTGCGAGATGCGCATCATCTGGCTTCTTTGGAAGGAAGCTGTTGAGCGTGAACAAGCCGTGCTTTTCCACTGCGCTCAGCTCATCTTCACTGAGGGCACGTTCCTTCATTGACCAACTAGAGCTGCTATAATTGGCATAACCTCCCTTAGTTGTCTTGCTAAGGTAAAAATCACGTCCAGATGCGTAATCAGTAGGGCTATTCTCAAGGTCCTGACGCATAAGGATTGCCTTAATAGCATCAAACACGCTAGGATTGATGATAAATCTCCGGATTGGATTTTCCGGTGTGTTATCATCCTTGTTAGGATTCTGCGTGACAAAACCCTGGAACACATAGCTCTTCTTCCGCCAGTACTTGCGAGCCATATCTTCCAAAGTAGGATCCTTCCACCATGGACGTGTTTCGGCTGCGATGGGGCAGCTGCCCGGCTTCCACATGTCCATGCAAGGAACCTGCACTTCAACTGGACGAGCATCATTTTGCCCCTTGACTCCAGGGAATGGAATCTTGATGATGAGCCGTTCCACCCAGAAGAAGTCGTTGGTGTCGTCGCCGTCCGGGAGAAACCTCAGAGTGGCAGTGGAGCCCTCTGGGTTGTTCCAGAATGGATAGATTGAATTGTCTCCGGTAAATGTGCCGCCCTTGGAGCGGTCTTTGCGAGCCTGTTGCTCGAGTAGTTTAGCTTGTATAGCTTTAAGGTCTAATCCCATGATAATGTGCCTCCTATGTGTGCTTTCATGTGCCTAATTGAGTTATAGACAGTCAGCAACGTGATATTGCTAACTGACAGTGTATTTATGCCGCAGCGCTTGTCAAGTGTCAATATTGGTGATGCTTAAACTAAGCCAGCAAGTTCTTCCAATCGCAGGATCTCAATATCCATTGGATCGTCCTTTGGTTCAGCTGGCTTAACTGTGTATCCATTACTGATCAGATAGCGTGCCGCTGCTTCTAACGATCCTAATGCACCATCGTCATCTTGTTGACAACCGCAGGTCTCAGCCAAGCTGTTGCGTAGTACTATCACCGTTTCAGCTGGGGCATTCATGGTTGCTTTGGCAAGATTGGCAATGCCAGTGGCATAACCTTTGCTGCCGCTGAGCCTCTTGCTTTCTTTGGCTAGCTGCTCAAGTGCTCCCTTTACCTGTAAGCTGAGGTCAGCATCCTTGCCTCGCATCAGCTTGTTGGCTTTCTTAAGCTTGATGAAATCTTCGCTCATCTTGAGGATGGCCTTGGCAGTGTGATCGTTGTAGCGACCTTCGTTGGCAAGGTGGCGCGCCATGGCACGTGCACCCGCGATGTGAGGGTGAGGATAATTGAAACGTTCACCCAGCTTGGTTTCTATGAAGATGTTCTTGATATGGCGCCAACGGCTGCCCTTCTTTTCTTCGTTCACGGGATCGGTATGTCTTATGATCAGCTTGCTGTTGCCAATTTGCTGATAGCTGCTCTTGGTGCTGCCATATGGCTTGCTGATGTCGCGGCTTTCTTGTATGTTGTTCACGGCGTCCTCTCGCGGATCAATGTCATGATCAAACTTGTACCAGTTGACGCTGAGATTCTCACGATCGCCAATGTTGTTTTGTAAGCTGTCTTTGATCTTTACAACAGTGTTGAAATCTTGGTCATCGGCTAGATCAGGCGTCTTGATGTCCATGTGGCTGTTGGTATCTTCGTTGTGTAGGCTGACCAGTATGTTAAAGGTATCAAGATTGGGATCATGGCTGGGTACCGTGGCAAAGAATCGTGTAGCATCGTGCGGATCCATGGTCTTGTCGCCGCCCTTGTCAAACATCTGGAGGCGATATCCTCTGCCTCGCAGTATGCCAAAGATCTTGTCGCCTATGATGTCCCAGTTGTGATTCATGATGACATATTTAGTTTAGTAACCAAAGCTGATCGGCATGGGTTCATCAACTTGCTCAATGAATTCATCCTTCATGAGATTGCCAATGTTCTCATCCCAGCGTGTGACCATCTGCATCATTCGAATGCATAGGATGGTTGCCATAACTGCGTCGTCGTTTTCGCCTACTTTGCCCTCAAAGCTGTTGCCTTTGGCCACGAAAAACTTTAACTGTCGTACCAATGTTTTGCTGCGTAGATCAAGTTTGTTGCTTTCCACGAGGCTCTTCATCTTGGTGCATGCCATGGCCTTGCTGCGCACGTTGGTATTCAGTCCTCTGCGCAGCCTTGCCACTCCCTTGACTTTTGGTTCGTGTAGCCAGATGGCATTAAAGCTTTCTTCGCCCATCTCATCTATGGTCACGATTGCGGCTTCGCCCCAGCTGTTGTTTTCTAATGTAAAGTAAATCTCTGGTTCGCCCCGCTGATCGGTGAGCTTGCGCATCTCACTGTGTATGAAGTTTATGATGCTCTGCATGGTCTTGACCTGCTGAGGTATGCTGGTGCGATTGTGTGTCCACTCTGCTACCTGTACCATGTCTGGAAGGCTGAAAACCTGTATGCAGCTGAAATCTTTACCAACACCTGCGCTGGGATCCAGCGCTATTAGATAGGTCTTGTTGGCTTTGATCTGGTCATACCAGCGTGTCTGTCCTGTTTTGAACAACGGCTCAACTCCTTGTAATTGCAACAGGGTGCTGGCATTGATCAGCGTCTCATCAGCTGTCACAAACTCGCATCCATATTCTCGGCGAAATCTATCCACCGTGATCTTAGCACGTTCCTTGTCTGCCCAAACTTCGTCTCTGCCTGGTACTTCACTGTAGTGAGCGGTGAATGCTGCGAACCCATTGATTCCAAGACCATCTGGCGTATCATTACCATAATCGTCAACGGTTTTATTAGCGCCAAACCAAATCTCAGCGAATTTGTCTTCGTCACTGTTAGGGGTGCTGGTTATGATGCACTTACCACCAGTTGCCAGAGTGGGGCTCATCGCTGTCCAAAACTCGTCAGCGATGCGAGGTTTCACGAACGCAAACTCGTCTAAGTAAAGCAGCGAGATACTCATGCCACGTCCGCTATCCGGAGTGGTCGTGGTGGCTTTGATTCGAGAACCATTGTCAAATTTAATGTCCTGCACGTTATAGGTAGCTACACCAGCACGCAACCAATCAGGTAGTTCTTCGTATGCGAATTTCACACGATCCATGATTTCATTAGCCGCACGGAACTTGTTCGCAGCAATTAGAACCGTGACATCGTCATTGAACATGGCATACCATAGCAGATATCCTGCTGCTGTTGTAGTCTTACCGCTTTGGCGAGGCAATAACGCTACAACTGAAGTGTTCTTCCAATAGGAGTAAACCAATCTCTTTTGGTATTCATAGGCTTCAAATGCTATGCGCCCCTTGGTAGGATGCTGTATCTTCATGTAATTTTCCATGAAGTACAACGGATCCTTGGCACAGCGTGCTATCTCACGTATCTGATGTGCTGTGTACGCAGTCTTCTTGTTAGCCTGCTTTACCAGCTGAAAATCTATATCGTTCTTAGCCATGCGTTACTCAAGCAAACAGCGGCATTATGCCGCTGTTACTTATGGTTAAATTATGCAAATAGGTCAATTCATTACGTCTTGGCGACCAATATGGCTCAGAGGACTGCGGCTACCGTCGGTCACAGGCTCTTCATTGCTGAAGGGATCCTTGTCAAACGCATCCCGGGAATTAGCAGTAAGCGGGCTCTCAGATCCAGCATTACTGTTTTCAAGTTCGGCTTCAATGAGATAGCTGGTGTATTCTTCGTTCAACACGTTGAACAAGCTATCTGCACGCTCTGCCTGCTCTGCCATCAGCGTGTTATCGCCGATCTTACCAAAACGTTGGTTGATGTGGCGACCTTGGTAAACGTAATCCTTGACATCAAGTGGCTCACCTGCTTCTGGATGCTCATCGTGACCGTAGTCGTGATCAGCATTTTCCATAGCAACTTCTTCACAGGTACAAGCACTCTGTGGATTACCGCAATGTGAGCAGGTTGGCTCTGCCGATACACCGTATGGCATACCAGCTTTGGGTGCTGAGACCACAACTTCTGCCGGAGCACTGCTGCGTCCAATACCGCTCATGGCCAGCAAGCGTTCAAGTGTTTCAAAATCTTCGTCAGTGGCTGTGACTGTCATGCTCTTGTGGCTACCTTGATCATCCATGGTTTGATTCATAACGATGTTTAGGCTTTCGCGCAACTGCTTCTGGCTCTCGTTATATGCGTATACATAACCAACTTCGCTAGGACCGTTATTGGTAGCGCCGATTGGCGTGAATGGTATTGGACCCAGAGGAGCATCTTCTTCCATGGTGGCCGACCAGCACTCTTCCATGCCATGCACTGGGCACATCTCGCCCTCAGCGGTCATGTTGCACTCGCCTTCTTCCATGTTCTCATGCATCTCGTCATGCTCAATCTCATCAGCCACTTTGTGACCAGCACGCTCTGCCTTGTCGTCCTCGCTGTCGCGCTCGTGACCGTGAATATGATCCTTGTGCTTTTCATCGTATTCAATGTCATGTGCAACTTTGCGGCCAGCCTTTTCAGCCCGTTCATCGCGTTCATGATCTGATTCTTCATCCATCATCTCACCGCGACTGTCTTCCATCTGTATGGTGCCTTGATAACCAGCACACTCTTCCATGCCGTGCACAGGGCACAGCTCGCCCTCTGCAGTCATGTTGCATTCTTCTGCTTCGAAAACACTGTCTCTGCGTCCCAAGGACTCTATAGCCCTAAGCTTTCCCAATATGCCATGGAAATCCATTGGTATTATCCCTTCTTCACGAATTCTGGTTTATTGGGAGTCTTTGGCGCTCCCATGTTCACTCTCTTGCCGTCGCGGTCCTTGTAAAACCTGTACATTATCTGTGCACCATCGTCAAAGTTACCCTCTGGACCGAGGCCGCTGCGAGGCGTTGGATCAACAACATTGTTGCTAGATGGCTTGTACACTGGTTTAGGCGTGTCGTATCTGGCATTGAAATCAGCCATGTCCTGCACTGGTTCATGCGGCGCAACCTTGCGCATCTCTAACCAGCTAAACAGCGGTTGGCTAGAATCAACCTCATCGCTTGGCCGTGTTGCCTTGATTCCAGCAAGATAATCCAAGAAACGTTTGTTATAAGCATCACCGTATATGTCGGTAACGATTGGCTGTTCTATATCCTGGTACATGCGATCAGTGCTAAGGCGTCCCATGCTTATGAGATCTTTGTCCTTGGCAATGGTTTGGAAACCACGATCAGTCATGAAGTCATCTGTATATTCTTCAACTGGCTCTGTAGCAGTGCGAACCACGATGTTCTTTTCTGGAACGTTTAGAACATCCCGCAGACCTTCCATGGTAATGTAGCTGCTCAGCGGCATGGTGGTAACAAAACTGATCTGCCAGATCTGAACATTCTGTTGATCAACGAAATCTAATTTGTCATCCTTGAGCCACACAGGCTGAGTCATTTCTACCAGACCAAACTGACTGAGATAAAGTTCTGCCGCATCCAGCTGTTCATCGCTGGGTTCTGCTGCTAGCTTGATCACATACCCGTATTCTCGAGTGCTTTCAGCGAGGTATTCTCTGAACGACTTCATGGCCATAGATGCTCCAATGTGATGTTATTTAGCGTCTGTTTCGATTTCGCTAAGCTGTTTCAACAGTTCGTTGCGGTCCATCATGGTTGCTTTCACATCAAGCGGTTCTTTATCGCTGCTCTTGGTAGCACGATCTAGCTTGAGCTTGTCTAGCTGTAACTTCAGCATCTTTAGCTTCTTGTCAACCTTCGCATTCTTAGCATCTACTGCTATCTTCAGCATCTGGCTGCTGCTGCTGAATATCTCACCAGCGTGACGTATCTCCACATTCATGCCCAGATCCTGCAGATCCATGTGTGCCTTGATGGCAAGATCTGCCAGATGGTCCATCTCCACATCGTGTTCATCTTTGCCGCGCGCTGTGGACAGTTGCTTGTCAATGTCATTGGCCAGTGCTAGTGCTGCATGTATGTCTGCATCACTCGGCGAGTCTATGGCTGCAGTATCCTCTGCGGTGTCATCAAGATCCTCAACAGATTCTATATCAAATGTGTCTTCAAGTGTCTTGAACCTATTGGCCATCAACGTTTCCTCTTGGGCTTTGTGATATATATGTCATTTTCTGTTAAAATTCTGAAAATCATGCCGTGCTTCTTGCAGTAACTCATTGCTGCCGCCCATTTAGCAGTGTTTAATATAAGGCTTACCTTGTCGCGCTTGCTTTTGGCATTCTCTACCATGGCTTCTTTGGCAGGTTTGACCTCCACCACTTCTGCTCTGCGCTTGCCATTCTTGTCCTGGTACAGTACCATGAAGTCTGGCACGTATTGGCTGGGCTTTCCTGTGAGCGGATTTATATACGGTATCCTTATGCTCTCACTGGCCCACTGTATCACGCTTGGATGAGTGTCAAGGAAATTCATAACTGTGAGTTCCCAGCTACTGCGGAACACCACCTCCTGCTTGCCTATCAACTTGGCAGGATTCTTAGGGATAAATCGACCTTGGCTGTATTTGGTCATAAACCTGTGAACGCTGCTGCTATGGTAGGACCAAGCGTGGGATTTTTAGTCCAAACTGGATTGGGATTTATGCCAACGTATCCAACCTGGCTAGTAGGCAATCGTATGCTGTTTATAGTAGACATAAAGTCGTTAAGCAAAACGCCTTTATGAAATAGATTAGTTATAGGTTGTCCTGTTTGGCCAGCATAGTATGTGGCCATGTTAGCTAGAACCTGTATCAGTTCATCTGGCACACCAGGGCCACCAAACACACCAAGCGCCAATTGATAGGCATTGGTGTTCATGTTTGTCACATATCGAGCGGGAGACTGAGATATAGCGTAATTGGTATAATCATTGCTAGCTGGTAAAGGTTGGCCTTTGCTATCAGCCCACTGATATGAGCCTCCCTGATTGGTAGCTTGTAGCTGCCCACTTTGTATGGCTAGCTGTTTGCGTATGTTGCTTTGGATGATGTCTTTAGGGCCGCTCATCAACTCTCTCCGCTGTTAAAGTTTTCATTTTCATACGGATAAACCACAGGCGGCGGATAATTGTCTTCTAAACTACCACCATACACCGAGGGATTATCCAGATAAGCAAAACCAGAAACAGTGTTGTGGCTTAGAGCAGCTGCAGTTGAAAGGCTGATACCAAATCCAGGACTAGGTGCTGGTTGATAATATGATTGATTGTATCCAGTGTATCCGCCGTAGTTATCATACTCTGGTTGTCCAAGTGTCACAGTTAAACTGACATCGCCTTGCTGAACCCTGCGTCTAGCATATTGTACCTGTTGGTATTGAGTGAGATAGGTCGGGCCGTCTGATCCATAGTAAGTGTTTTCTGCAGTGTGGTAACCTATGGTCAAGTTTGGTATACGCTGGCCAGGTCGCACGATCGGCTGCCCCCTTAGCTGTGCTGTATCATTTGGTACACCTGGTCTATAGCTTATCTGTCCAGTCAACGGATCATAGCTACCTGTGTAATTACTGCCCACAGCCGTCCTAACTCGGCCGCCGCCAAAATTAAAAGCTCCAAATGACCCAAGTAGATTATACAAACCAAATGCGCTTACTGGAACAAATTCATCGCTGGATTCCAATGGCAGATATTGATTTGAATATGGCAATTGCCCGCCTGGTAATCCAGTCAATCCAAAGTTTTCTGGCACTGGTTCATCGCTAGGATTACCTCCTATACCCTGCGACGCAAAAACTGTATCCGTAGCACCAGAAGCAGCGGAGTATGATTGTTGCCCTGCGGCAGCATTTACCAAAGACCCACTTGGTTCATAGTTGGCATAGTTGCTTACCAAGGTGTTGAGGGCAGATTGAGACAGTCCAGTTGACGAAGACACTCCGGCCACAGGACTGGTGATGTTAGGCCTGCTAGAAGACAGGACTTGAGGACTTATGCCGCCAGTCAAGTCAGTGGGAGGAAAAGAAATGCTTGACTCTGGTGTAAAAGACGGCTCAATATACGGCGATGCATCAAATCCAAATTGCCTAGCTAGACTTGGAGTGATCTTGCCAGCGCTGTACTGCAGGGTTTCGTAACTCAGGGTCATACGAAAATCTTCTAAATCGCTGCTGGACGTGTCATGGTTGCCCCAATCTATGCTGCTTACTTTGGGATTAAGATAACTCACTAGAGTGTATTCACGATTGTACATGGCATATACGTTCAGTTTGGTAAAGAATTGAACCTGGTTCACCAATGGTCTCAAACCCCAACCTGTGCTGTCATCGAATGTTGGATCAACTGGACTGGTACCCATGGTCATGCTGGATTTTGCTCTAGCGTCGCCAAAGTAATAGTTGAAATATTCAACCCACATTGCCAGTGGATCATTATCCACTGTATCATAGATAGAAAGGGTTACCGGTTTGTATTCAGTCTTGGCATATGCGTAGCGCTTGCGATTATATTGGTTCAGCTCACGCTGTGTAAGATCAACATTGGGTTTATCAACCGTACGAATCTTAAAACTAACCCCACCCTGCCAGTTGCTCATGCGATAAAGATTAGAAAACATGCTCAGCGCTTCTGAACTAACCACAAAATTGGCATAGAACATGTATTTGACCCTGGGGATCGCATACATGGTCTGCCCAGGATTATTGGCTCCAAAAAATACGCTTGCGTAGGATGTGTTCTGTAAAATCTTAGCCATGCAGATATTTAGCCATGCAAAAACCGTTGGTTTTTAGGCCAACGGCTTTTTAAAAATCTGACTATTAACCTGCTTGCGGACCAAATCCAGTTTCTACTGGGCGCGTGGTCATGATATCTGCATCCTGCGTTGCGTTATCATAACGGATGGTCAGTGTGATCATCATCGATTCGCTGTTGCTGTAATCAAACTGATCGTAGGCCACTGTTTCTAGATAGCAGCCTTCGAGGTACCAGTTTTCAAGCACGCCGTCATTGGAGCCATCTAGGGTTTCAATCTGAGTATTGAACTTGTAGTTGATACCAGCCAGGAAAGAAGTCTGGTTAAAGTGGTTCATCTGTTTCTGTAGCTGATATGCTACCAGCGTGCTCACGCTGCTGTTAACATCGTCGCGCACTGTGATTTCTATGTTTTGCCATTCTGGCTTTTGAGCCACGTACATGATGTTATTGTAGCTGTGTATTGGTGTGCTGTTATGCTGTATGCTAGGACGACCTGCGGTGGCTACCTGAACCGTGAGTTGCGTAGCTGCGCCCGGTGGTCCAAAGCTCTGCATGCTCACCCTGAAGCGATATTTCAGCTTCGGCATGAGGATGCCATTGCCACTGACGCCCGGAACTAATGGGACGCCAAACTGGCTGAGTGTTGGTTGGAAAGCCATGTTCTAATCTCCTGTCTTGCAGATTATTTATGCCGGACCGGTACAGAAAAAATTACCAAGTAGATTGCTGCAGATGTCGCGATCTGGTAAATTATTGAATGACATCAAGATTCATTCCAGACAGCTACGCGCTGCTTGTATTGCAGGTCACAGCTCATGTTGGATTAGTTGTCCAGCTACTGTACGGTCATTGGTATCATTGGATAGTCACAGCTATCGTATATTTCATGACAGGATGCTGTGGCATGACCATGACGTTTCACAGATTGCTCAGTCATCGCAGCTGGCGTGCACCTCGGTGGTTCGAGATATTTGGCACGCTCTGTGGTACCTATGGATTGACTGGTAGCAGTGTAGGCTGGGTATCTGTGCACCGAGAACACCATCATCACACTGACACTGATCTTGATCCGCACGGTCCAAAACACAAGGGATTTGCCAAAGTGCAATGGTTCAGCATGTTTGAACGTCCTAATCCCAGATACAGTCTACATTTGATACGAGATCAATTCCATTTATGGCTGCACAGACATTACATCATTCTGCATCTGTGTATATTTGTCTCATTAACGTTGATTAACCCCTGGTTATTGTTGTGTGCATATCTAACGCCTGCAGCCTTGCTATGGAATGCTGGATCATTTATTAACACGCTGACACATATGATAGGATATCGAAATCATCAGACGTCAGATGACAGCACTAACATCTGGTGGTTAGGCTATCTGATGTGGGGCGAAGGGTGGCATAACAATCATCATAACAGCCCAGGACGATCACAGTTTGGAGAGAAGTGGTGGGAGTTTGACCTCGGTGGTTGGTTGATCGCAAAGATAGATACATCGGTTAGATCTTGATCCCAGAGATTGTTTGAATTATAATTAATACTAGAGGATACATCTCATGGACAAGACCTTATCTAAACACTCGTTGCCTAGCATTGCTAATCTAAATCTCACTATCGATATCAAACGCTTGCAAGATGAATGTGATCGTTTAGCTGAGAAGTTTGTAGATGTGCGCACAGCCAATCCAATGTTATGCGATAATCATATGGACCTAGTAGCAGACGTTTACGATAATTTTGAACAGATAAATCTAACTACGCCAACCGTGATACTGCCCTATGAAGCCAGCATCAAGGAGAGATTGCGCCGGCGCGAGGAACATCTTTACAACATTCCAACTAGTGATTACCTCGATAGTTACTTCCAAACAATCGTCACGCAGTGTAAATCAACAGCAAGCCGGATAAGGATTACCAAGCTAGCTGCAGGCAAAACCATACCGTTTCATGTTGATTATGATGTCAGCTATGCAGTAAGATGCATAATACCAATCTACGGCGACAGGGATGTGGTGAATCTATTTCGCAGAGATAACCAGTTAGAAGCCTACAATCTTGATATAGGTAATGCATACTTCCTCAACATTGGCTATCCACATGCTGTGATCAACATGAGCAAGAAACCAAGGATAGCCTTGATGTTTAGTCTAGATGGCACTGCGGATATCGCAAATCTATGATAGTATTCAGTGATCGAATATTCATACTCATACCAAAAAATGGTTGCTGCAGCATCATGGACCACTACGGTATCAATGCATGGACATCGCGCAGAGGCAATGTACATGAAGCGCTATTGTATCTAGATGGCGATTACTGCCATCTGCCTGCAGCAATGGTACCAAGTAGATTCAGCAGTCTACCAACAGAGGCCATTGTACGCAATCCCTGGGATCGCACAGTGAGCAGATACGTCTATTCAATTCGTACCAAAGGATTGGATATGTCTTTCTCAGATTTTGTTGACAGTCGATACATTGATCCAAAATATCAAAATGACCCAGGTTATGCCAAATGGGGACCAGTTAGCTGGACACAGCAGGTTGAGTGGCTTAACAGTGATACCAACGTGCATAAATTTGAGGAATACGATTTCAAATTGCATGTGAATAGGTCGGTATATGATAACCATGCAAGCTATTATGACAAGCGACTAAGCAATCTCGTAGGCGATTACTATGCTGATGATATCAAGAGATTTAGGTATAAACCAACGTTTGTATGAAATATCGGAATCGCAGAGATGCAATGGAAGATCTGTCCTGTTGATAACCATGTAAGAGACATACAGCGGTTATTTCGACAGAATACCGACCATAAACATGCTCAGAATTATCTTCTAGATTCACTGTTGGAACATACGGTGTTTGCACGCATGGCCTTTGATCCACATCTCATATATTATAGTGCAGGCATTGTAAGGCCACAGTATAATGGTTCCATACGTATCATGAGCAGGCATACTCGTGATAGGAACTATGATTTTGGTGGTTGGGCTGCGGATATGGCTCGCGGTCTCGAGACGCTTGATGCCAGCACTGCCATGGCCATAGAGCTGGGTTACAGCAACATCTGGGTCAGCAGGGAGGAGAGCCCCAAGCTGTTGGAATATTTCGGCAAGCACAGCAGATATGCGTGGAATGTCACGCATGAACAGCTGCACCACGGACAGTACCAATATGTGCTCCGCAAAGCGTAAGGTGCTGCTGGCGACCATAAGCTCTGTCTACGAGGACTGGGCACCCTATCCCGTGGCGTGCCTCATATCACACTGCCTCAAAAATCCGCGCATCACAGCAGCCTATGAGTTCCTCGAACCCGAATATCGCTATCACTGGGATGACGAGGCATTCAACGACAAGCTGGCCAGCGCTGACATAGTGGGATTGACCTGCTATGTGTGGAACCAAGTGGCCAACGACAGGATAGCGCAGCGTTTCAAGCAGCTCAATCCCTTGGGCGTGGTCGTCTATGGCGGTCCTAACGTGCCAGAGGACGACTTGGACAGCTATGTGAGGCCCTATGTGGACCATTACATCACTGGCCCAGGTGAGGTCAAGTTCGAACGGCTTTTGGATCCCGAAGCTGATTCCGCCTACGCCATACCCACGCCCTACACGGACGGAGTGCTGGACGGCATCATGTCGCGTCCGGTCAACGTGGCCTTGGAAACCAACCGAGGCTGCCCATATCACTGTGCGTTCTGCGATTGGGGCGGCGTTAGCAGAAGCAAGATTACCCAATTAGAAGACAGCAGTGTCTACGCAAATCTTCTACACATCCTCGGCTATAAAGTCAAAAGACTAGAGATGTTAGATGCCAACTATGGCATATTCAAGCGAGATTTAGATTTCATTGAATTTATCGTTAAGCACAAGCAGCGCAACGACATGCTGCTGACATTCGCAGGATTTACCAAGAACGGCAGCCCTTGGATGGCACCAATAATGAACCTAGTTATGGATAACTTCAACGATAAGAAGCGCAATGTAAAGATCAGCCTGCAGACGCTGTCACCCGAAGTGTTGGATACCATTGACAGGAAAAATATCAAGACCGAGAAACTGTTAGACATCTTGAATGAACTACGAGACGTCAGCGTTAGCAGCGAACTGATCCTAGGGCTGCCAGGTGAGACTGCTGCTTCTTGGACAGATACTCTATTCAAGCATCAGGAACTGGGTATAGATTTCGCACGCAGTTATCCGTTGTACATACTCCCTAACACACCGATGGCCAAACAAGAATACAAAGACAGATATAAGATCAAGACCAAACGTCTAATACTACCAGATGGTGAGACGTTTGAAATGATCTACGAATGTTACAGTTACGATCTAGCAGAAATAAAGAAGATCTATCTGATTTGGCTGTATTTCAATACATTCTATAATTTTGGACTTGATAAAAACATAACCAAGGACACTCTTGCACAGTTTCTCTTGAATCCGCCGCCAGAGATGAAGATATACGAAGTAGAAGCAGCGTTAGAAAGAATATTCAAACCAGAGGACACGTATCATTTGGAGAACTATGATTTGAATTTCTTACATTATCATCTAGGACGTGGTAAAGAATTGCTCTATATGAAACAAGCAGGATATCCCATCAACAATCCGGACAAGGAACTTCAGAGTCCTTTTGCGGTGTTGAAATGAAGGTAGCAGTCACAGGACATACGTCTGGCATAGGCAAAGCCTGTTTTGAACATTTCCATGCTGCGGGCTTCAGTAGGACCAACGGATTTGACATCAATTCTCCTGACAAGATCGTAGAACACTGCCGCGATATAGATGTGTTTATCAACTCCGCACATGGTGGATTTGGACAAGCTACCATGCTCAAGGCCATCTTTAATAGCTGGCGCTACCAACCAAAACACATCTTCAACATCGGAGTAGATAAGGTAAGCCTTAAGAGCTGGGAACTGGTGAGCGAAACCTATCCCGTAGAAAAAATAGCAGCACATTCCATGTGTGAGGAACTACAAGCGTTGGCAAGATCTTGCCGCATAACCAACATCTGCTTGGGATTCGTCGAAAACTACGGCGGCGACATCGAGTTTAATGATATCGTAGAAACAATCCATTATATATACAATAAGCCATATGAGATCAAACGCATTCATATAGGCAACGGCGTCAAAAGGACTGCGGTAAATGATTAGATTTATGCCATTGGATCTGCCAGTGTTTGAACACAAGCAGAAGGTGCTCGATGAGTTCAATCCCGACGTAGATTTCTATTTTTGGAAAGAAGAGTACATATCAGAATGGACTCTTAGCGAGCCCCTGCATGCGCCAGCTAAGCTCAAACCGATCCACACTGAATTGGTTGAATATATCAAAGAATATTTTCCATTTGAAAGCATCACTCTACTCAAATTACTGAGGGCCAATCAAGATGTTGCTGCGCACGTAGACGACAGTTATACCGCCTATAAAGGTCCTAAAGATAATTGTCGATTGATAACAGAAGACTATCGACAGCATCAGCTACAGACCGAACCATGCGGATACAGGATGATAATTGCCGGCGACAGAAGCAGCTTATATCTGTCTGACGGCAACCCAGAAGTACGAGACGGTCAGTTGGTTTACAATAAGATAACCGAGAAAAAATATTGCCACGTACCAGAAACCACAGACAGCTTTGTGTTGAAATCATACGGCAGCATGCACGGAGTAGATAAAACGCCAGGCGACGATAATAGATTGTTGGTGTTTGTTATCGGATGGCTCAATCCGGAAAAGCATCAAGAACTCATCGCCAGAAGTGAAAAGGTTTACAAAGATTATGTACACTATGCATGAAGGCTCTTATTGGCCGGTCTTCAAGGAAGTATTTGACGAGTATCAACCAAAAACAATCGTAGAGATTGGGACATACTATGGCGGATTGTCTTATAAGTTCCACGAACTTCTAAAGGGTCAAGGACATGTCTACGGAGTGCAGACCATAGATGAGGACAAGCTCATACATGTACCAAACTCAAACATGGGCGATTATAGCATAGGTGAAGCCGAAGGTAATATCGACCCTCGACTAAAGAAACACGATTGGAAGAAAGCAGTCAAGAAGTATTTTCCAGCACAGTATCATGGAAATTATGATTTCAATCTAACCATACAATCATTCCAACAGATGGAGAATGCGACATTGATACTCGACACGTCTCCGTTTTCCTATCCATGGAAGATAGGTTATGATCTCTGCATCCTAGACATAACCACGGAAATAGAAGAGAATCAAAAGCAAGCTGATTACTGGATCAAATATGCCAATGACGGCGGAGTCTTAATGGTTGGCGCATGGACTCATCAATTGGAATTCTATGAGCTAGCTAAAAATAGATACGGTTTTCTTACCAAGAGTATCAAAATGAAGGATAAAGAACATGTTCTATTGTGCCTATGAACTAGATTTTCCGAGACTGGAAGAGCTCAAGAATGAATTGCGCGAATTCTATCCAAGCCAGCCAGCAACGTGGCAAGCATCGGAATATCTAAACTACAAGCAGGTTGGACCAGAAACGGCGCGTTTTTATGAGTTGTTTGATAATTGCTTTCTCAATAACATGAGATTCTTGAGAGCACCAGCTGACACCTACTATGGTCCGCATATTGATATTGATGCACATGAACTGGATCACTTTGAAGGTGAGATACCACCTAACATGGCACGCAATGCTACGATTAACATCCTCCTAGGGGACCCAGATCCGACAGTAACCAAGTGGTACATTGATTTAGAAGCCAAAAAGTACGACTGGAAGACCCATCGAGACATTGCTCACAAGATGAAATTGAAAGTCGTCGACGAATACTCGCTTGGCGAACCACCAATATTGTTCAACACAGGGCAATGGCATTCGGTGAAATATACCAAGGAAAGATGGATGGCTGGTTTCCATTTCCATCCATTTGTGACGTGGCAGGGCGCAGTAGAATACTGCAGAGAGAAAGGATTCTTGATAGAACGATGATTATCATACAAGATAACTTCCTGTCAGAGGAATACCTCGGCGAATTGGAAAAAGTCATAGATCAGGGCAAGCGCATACATTTAGATTCATCAGGCCCGCATGTCATGAAAGAACGAACTGAGTATGACTGGTTCATGATCAATTCTGGCATTCAAAAAGGCAATCTCAAGAATCAACTGCTGGATAAGATAGAACAGCTAACCTCTAAACCAATTGATCGAGAGAATCTCACACCGGTCCATCTGTTTGCCAAAGAATTTGATGAGAACAGTTTTTGTGCTCCTCACAAAGAAGATCCAGAGATCTACGGTGACTGGGTATTCATGTTGTACCTCACAGATGAACAAGATGGCGAGTTTACTACCGATAGCATCAGCATACTTCCTCGGCGCAATCGCCTGCTGCTGTGTAGAACTGGTTTTGTACACGCCGTAAATCACTGCACAGGAAGAAGATTAAACATCTCAGGCTGGCCCTATGCGACCAACGAGGTATTTGAACGTTATACCCGACTCAAGCAGGATCGATAAGCAAGCCTTTTGATCTAGCCAGATCTACTAACGTGTCCCAATCAATTGTGTAATGCGCATGGAAGCTAAGCATCATTCGCACGCTAGGTCGCACTTGTTCAACATTGTGCCATATACCAGTTCGAAATAGCACAGGCTTAGTTTTGATTTCAAATTCATAGATGCAATCCATGTCATATTTGCTGTTATTGGTCTTATGATTAGATAAACTATCGCCATCGCCAATCCAAAAATCATAGGGCATGATAACGTCAGGGGTAGTTTGACGCCACCAACGAGTGATATCACCCACTGGTTCAAATAACGGAATGTTAAGTGCGCACTGAGTTATGGCATCCTGGCTAACATTTTCGTATTGCAGATGCTCATTTACATCAAGATGTATTGCTGTGGTTCCTAGCTCAGTTGCCACGTGATTGATCAATCTAACCTTTGGTGCAAACCAATCCTTTAATGGCCCAAGAACGTCCCAGAGTTCGGGATATTGAGATTTCAATGCTTCTGGTTGAAGATATTTTCTATTTGTTGTTTTGATCTCATCCCAGATGAATTCAACTCGCTGCCGCAGATTTTCTGGAACATTTAGATTTAATTCATAACAAGGCTTATACATGTTGGTTCCTCACAATTTGTAGATTGGGGCTAGACAAATCCTAGCTAGTGTATCCTGTCGCCTAAACTTGCTGTAATCTCCATGGTAGGTCGTAGCTAACCATACACTATCGCTTGGTAATAATCCAAGCTCTTGGCAGACTTCATGCTGTTGTTCGTTTATACGGCTATAAACGTAATCTATTGGGAATTTTCCTATGATAGCTTCAGCAATATCATGCGCAATATAGTTGTAATACTTGGCGCCAAATATCAGATCATCAAGCTTATGATCAGCACGCCTGCTAAAGAACCAACCTGTCCGCACGTTTCTCACACCAAAGCTCTTGCTTAAACTATAGAATACATATTCAACGTTAGGCTGTATATCTATCTTGCGAACAGCTGTGCTACCGACATAAGCAAGATCTAAGGAAACAGGTTGATCGCAGGGAACTTCGATGAAATTTCCATCTATAGCACTCGGTACGCTTAGATACTGTATGGTAGATTGATGATTATATCGCGGTACAACCCACTGATAGTCGCCTGATCTAACCGCAATCGATCTCGGTTCTCTACCTATCCACCAATTCAACCCTTCTGTAATACCATTCATTGGATATACGCTGAAACCAGATAGATCTATCACAGGTTTAAGCCATTCAACGATGTTTGTTTGGTAAGGTTTCACGCTTTGATGATCTATAGGAATTGAGTTCAGCAGTTGGTAGACTTCTGGTAATATAGAAGTGCGTACAGCGTTGCTCTGGTTTAACAAAATTGCTTTCAACTGCGCCAACCTGGATCCATGGTATTATATTATATCTTATCCACAACAACATATCAAAATGCCGAACTTTGATTGCTTGTGTCTCTGCAACCATATTAAATATGTCATGAAGTATTTTGACCACGTAGATATACCTAGTTTTCCTGAACTGTTTGATCAGATGCAGACTGTCATCACAGCTCACGATATAAGCTGGAGACCAAATAATCAGATATGCATTAACACTGTGCCCGGTCACGAATCAGACCCAACATATGGCACCGGAAGCTTACAGTATGACTGGTCACAGCTTACTGCCGTAGAAGTTGCCGGTCTCAGCAGCCTAGAAATTCCCAGGCGACAAGAACCATTACAAGAATCAGATTTCACTATTATCTGCACGCAGTTCAAAGGTACTATCTTTGAAACAATATATGATCTTCTGTCTGCGAGATATCATATTGGCCGAATAAGGCTGATGCGTAGCGAACCAAAAACCTGTCTATCATGGCACAAAGACGACTCTCCGCGCTTGCACTATCCTATCAAAACGCAAGCTGGATGTTTCATGGTTATCGACGATGAAGTTTATCACATACCAGAAAATCGGTGGACCATGACATTGACTGAAAATTTACACACTGCATTCAATGCCAGCAAACACACTCGCATACATCTAGTTGCCTGTATATTAGGAAACCGCTGATAATTGCAGCATCGTGACATGACAATTATAATACCATTAAGATCCCACATTAAGAGACTGCCATGAATGTTCTAGAGTTTAAGCATAAAGTATCAGATGATCTCCTACATAAACTGCGCCTGGCTGTCATGTCTGTCAGCTTTGAATCATATGTGACAGCTAAGGGTAATAGAGTATGGTTAGAATGGGCTGATGCTAGTGCTGTTGATGCCAGCGAACTGCTTGCACTGGTTCCATTCAAACCTAATAGGCAAGGGTTCACACGTTTTGCAGCCAACGGATTCATCAACGTCCATGTTGACGATAAGCTTAATCGATCTAGCTGTCTGAGCGTAGCACTGCTGCCTGAATTAGAAAATTTTGCGCCAGTGAATTACCATGATAGCTTAGATCTCGATGCTCGCATTACCGAGACTTATCATTACAAGCGTCATCCGATCATATTAAACACAAAAAATCCTCACTCGATGGTCAACAACGACCACGACAGATATATGCTACAGATTCAGTACGCTGAAGACATCTCAGAATTTGTGAAATACGCTAGATCATAACAATGGTCGCAACAGCGTCATGATATCAGGTTCTATCTTAGATAGCCATTCATTGATTGTTTTTTCTTCCCAGTGCAAGTGATTAGGTGATCGATCTACGGCATATTTGAAATCAAATGCTTTGATCTTGCCATCCTTGTGAGTGAGATTGCACATCGCATTGTTGCATTTATATAGATTGTGCTGTTTGAATAGCTTAAACATGTCCACTAGTTGTTCCACAGCATCTGGTATCACGTGAGTTAATCGTGAAACATTATCGTAATAGTGTAACAGGTCAGGTCCAACATATTCTTGGAGAATGTAGTACCCAAACTGATCCAGCAAAGGTCCGTGTTCGTATATCTTTATCACACAATCGTGATTTAATTGACTTGACCATTTGATCTCATTTTGATAAAGCGCTGATATCTGATCTTGCTCTACATGCAAAGGGGCACTGCCGCGTATGGTTATCCCGTTTGGTTTGTAGAATTTCTTGCAGATGCCTCTTGCAGAATCTATCCAAACCTCTGCCATAGATCCTCTAGAACCAGAATTAGTTTGATACAATTCAAACGGCATGTAATCTATCTACTATCTCCTTTTGGTATTCTTGTAGTATGGTACGTATGCGGTATTCTTTTTCATTTCTAAAATCAATACCCAATTTCTCTTTCAACCATACTATTATCGAATCATGGTCATTTGCTGATAGTAGCCCGCATAGATCAAATGGATCTTCACAGTCTTTGCTGTTAAATCGTTCTATGTAATGCTGCCACTCGCCGTCGTCCATCGGATAACATGCCTGGCATCGTTGCATCTGATAGTGTTTACCTGCTGCAGTGTTTGCTACAATGCTTATTCTTCTTAGATTTGTTTGAACGGCTCGTAGCCGTTCAATTGGCAAGGACCGTCGCCAAGAATGAATGCCTAGAAGAACCCGTTGTCCTTGTAGAGTATAATCTTCGTTGTCATAGAATTTCACCGCTGTAGAACCGTGTTTCCAGCGCTGCCGCAGTGCTATAAGAGCAGTTCCTACTATCTCAAAATACGCTAACCAATCGTCGACATCTGTTGGTTCACATCTATTCATAAACCAATTGGTTAATTTTTTTGGAATCAAGATATCGTAGTCTATTTCACGAGTAATCGGGTCGTCGGTTATCGAAGTAGCTGTGAATATGTTTGGATTATCGTATGACATAGTAGCATCCGATTCTGCCCATAAGCGCATGAGCAATTGACCAGAAGAACCAGGCAAATAATCTATGAGTATCAATTGGTTATTTTCTAAGAACGGATATCGCATTACTACACCAATAGGTCACTGATACACATGCGATTGGTGCCGCCGCGATCAAAATATTTCCATTTATCGGAAAAATCGAGACCAAAAATTACCGTATCAGACGGCAAAAATCCAAGATCGCTGCATACTGTTAATTGTTTATCTCTATATGTTTCATACATGTAATCAGGAGACCACTTGTCCAACAACTGGTAATGATATTCTGCGCCAGCTAAGAAATGATAGGCCCACGGCTCGTAAACCTTAGAAGGATATTCGTCATTGGTGTAGAGCATACCCGTACGCCAATTGCCTGTACCAAACGTTTTTGATAGAGAGAAACATACGCTGTGTATGTTTTGATATGCGCTGAAATCAAAATCAATGTTTCCGCACACACCAAAAAATGCGCAATCTACAAATATAGGTTTGTTATAGGTATTTGCTATAGCCAACTTATCGTGAGAAGATTTGCCGTCTGCTGAAAACGGATGGCTCAGCACTATTGCATCACATTGCTCAAGATCAAAAGTAGCTCTATCACCAATTATTGTCCGAGTATAACTATACTCACCGCGAAATATGCCAATCTTATGATAAAGGGCATAGGTTTGATTGAGAGCATCAGTGACACCAGACACGACGTAGCCCTGTCCGGGTAATCCAGCTACGACTTGCGTGCTGCTGTGTATCCAATCATTTAACTTAGTTTTGAAACCATTGAAATCCTTCACGCTACCATAATTTGGATGTATAGCCTTGGCATTCCTAGAGATCGATTCTAGATCATAATTGGTCATTTCACCAACCGTGTTTTTGGAATCTTGCTGTCTGCAGAACTCACACATGCATCTGATATGCAGGGCATAGGTTGATCAAATAGTTTGAATCCAGTCTCTATGTAACCAAGAGGTTTATCTTGGCAGCTATAACTACGTTTGATAGCACCATCTGGTTCTCTGATAATAATACTGCGATACCCGCTTTCGCAGTCCCAACCTTTGAAATTATTGAAATTGAATGCATTGAATCTTTCAGCTTGGTCCATATACCATTTCTTACCAGTATCATCTTCAAATTCCACTTGCATAATCTGTGGCACATTTGCATCGTCGCCGTTACTAATGCTCATATTCTGCATGCTAATCGTTGGCTTAGGCCGTTCTACCTTGCTCTTTACTGCAGTGAAATCGCGTTGGGGCATCCCGTTATGCAAAGTAGCTAGCTGCTCTTTAGTGTAACCTTCTACTACTCGACTGGCTGTTGAATCGCTTTGTGGCTTAAGAGTTACATTAATTCCGCGGCTAAGGAAATATTCAGCCTCAGCATATAGAATATCAAACCATTCGGGTATCATCACAGTGTTTACTGTGACCTGGATGTCATTCTCCTGTAAAAAGACTAATTTATCTGCAAATTTCTCTGTGTGCACCTTTAGATCGCCTTGCTTTATTCCCTGTTCACGGTGCCAACTAGCTGTGACGCTCACACGGTGCAGATCTTTTGTAGCTGCTACATATTTCTCAAACCATCGAATGCCTTGCGATATGTTGCTGGTCATATGCACGCTCTGATAATTGCAGTTAGCAGTATCTGTGCTGTAGTGCCCAAGCAGTCTAAGATAATCTGGATATACTGTGGGTTCGCCTCCGCTGAAACTAAAATGAAAACTGTTAAAACCTCGTTCTCTGCTCTGTTTCTTGATCTCATCCATTGTCATAAGGTTAAGTTCGATAGGACGATAGTCCTTGGTATTGCTGCGTGCATATGGCCAACAATAGCTGCAGTTGTAATTGCAATATCTACCTAATAACCAGCTAACAGCAAATATGTCTCTGTAAAGCAGCGTGCGCTGACCAAATTTTACGATATGATCAAACGGTATCTGAGTGAAATCATAGCTGCTCCATGCTTCATTCATACCAAGTTTCCATTTGCATGGGATCAATGCTTAACTCGTTTAATGCTATTCCAGTTGGTATTTCAGTTAACCATTTTATAAAATTAGCAGCTGTATCCACTGACATGCATTTCCTATCTGTGTGTTTATGTTGATTGTTGTCCAAAGTTCCTAGGCTTATCAGTGTTACATGAGGACCTCCGCTCCATACACTCATCATCGACAATCCAGTGCAGTAATTGCGCAGAGCTTTCTTTTCCTGTTGGTACATCCAATCTCTGGCTCCAGTGGCACGATCGGTGGTGCTGCCAATGCAAATGATGCGCAAGTCATGTTTGTCTTGTTTTGCTTTTTTATAGATTTTTTCAAGTATCAGCGTCTGATGAAATTTCCACAGTGCGCTGTTGTTTATAAAAATATCATGTGCTGCAGACAATGAAACTAGCTTTTCTTGGTCAGTGTCTACTGTGAGATCGTATCCCGTGGATCTGCTTACAAAGGTAGCAGACGGCCAGATGTTTGCCAAAGCTGCCGCTAAACCTTTTTCACTATTACCAGTGATGAGAACTTTTTTATCCAACATGTTTGTGTGCATTTTCTGCATCCCAGGCATGAACCACATTTCTTAAGGTCAATCCTTCCCCGTCATCAACTTTCATTTGCATCATAACCGGAGCAATATCACGAGTATGTTTGTGAAATATACCAAGCGATACATCGTCGCGCCTGGCTTTTGGCACACATTGTCCGCAACCGCAATGTGTCTTTGGGCAACGAATTAACGGAATCGATCCTGTCTGTTTGATAGTTGTCTCTAACTGATCGCAGTATTTGTCTAATTCACTGACTCGACATATGGGTTTGACTTCTCCGTTCAAATCAACTTGACAGGTTTGATGATGCCAAACTTGGTCAATCTCTTGATGTATGTATAAGAAATACCAATTGATCATGCAATTCCAACCTTGGAAATTGTTATTGGTAAGGAATTTGGCATCGTCCCAATTACCAATTTCATCCATTAACGACATACGACGCCCACCGCAGCAAGGTCGACCAATGCTTTGTCCAACCAGATTCTTTGGTTGTTGTGGAGTATTAGATTGAGCAATTTGTTGTGTAGATACTGTGTCAGTTTCCTTATCCTCGCGCAACACATGTGAGTTTTTTAGATTCCAAAATTGCTTGAGCCAATCCATCTGCCAATCTGAATAGAGATGCACAGTCTTGTCTCTCAATCCCAGCTTGATAGTTCCTTCGTCTCCTATGACACGCGGTGTATATGATATACCAACATCATCAAACCATTGGCATAGATCGATGCATTCTTTGAAATATTCATCATCTTGATGAAACATGACATTTACTTTGAACTTATACTTGCGCTCGTGCATAATTTTCATGTTTAATCTTACTCGAGCCTTCTGCTCAGCAGTGCTTTCACAATGATAGCTGATTGTAGAAAAAGTAGTGTTGTTCATGACCTGTTCCAATCTGCGTTCACTGTAGAAACCATTGGTTGTCACGGTCCTATGCATGCTGGGATGTTTTTCGCTCAGATATTCGAGAAAGGGGAAGAAATCTGGATTTACAGTTGGTTCGCCTCCGGTAAAACTGCAGGATATCTTGAAAGGTTTTGATCTGTATCTGTTATAAATCTCGCCATATCTAGCCACGCTATCAGCTGTGCGCACCAATTCATCAAAACGTGCAGTGGGACTCCAATTGTTTCTTCGGTGCGGCGGGCAGTAAGAACACGTATATGTGCATCTGCGGCCAAGGTCCCAGATCACTAAGAGACTATCAGTTTCGTTATCATCAACAGCACAGAAACTCATATCACAATCCTTTTCATAGCATCCACGGTTGTAGATCTGGAAATACGTCTAACACATTTTGACCGCGTATCTTGTCAAGGTTGTCTGTAGATTTTTTAAAGGCTGACCAATCTTTTCTATATGTATGAGAATAATTCATGTAACCGCAAACACTATTTCTAATATCATCAGCACTTTTTATCACGATATCGCTGTAACCTTCCAGTTTTACCCAGTCAACAAATTGATCAAACTTGTGCATGACAATGTTTTTAACCATCTTAGGTAACACTCTGATGTTTAATTCAGACGGCATATGAGCCATATGGTAGCTTATGATTGGTTGCGTTGTGGAATTATTGAATTTTTTCAATCCACTCTTTTCAAGCTTCCACTGCATGAAATCGGGCATGTGCAACACGTTATATGCTGTGACGGTAAAGGCAAACCATGCTCTGATATTATCAGATGCTGCATCAACTTTCTGTATGTTACGCCATACTTTTTCCCAATTAGCTGGGTGTCTTTGATATTCAAAAACCTTACCATATCCATCAATGCTAGCGCCAACTTCTATGTTTTTAAAATGCGTCCAAAGATCCAATACCCTGGGAGATATGCTGGTCATGTTGGTGTTATATTCCACAGTCATAGACGCTGCAGCACCGTTATCAATACAACGCTGTAAAAATTCATAGTGCCGTGCTATCAATAGCGGCTCGCCCCCTGCCATATAAACATGCTGCACGTTATGTGCATTTGTTTCTATTTGCTCCCAGAATGAATCGTTGTTATGCCATCCATAGCTGTGGCTGATTAATTTACCTTGTTGCCTATGTATATGTTCTCGGCCGTGAGTATCGTTAAACCAGTTTCTGTTTGCTAGTTTTATGTAATCTTCATACCACCCAGTGCTGTCTTGAGGTCCGCACATGCGGCAAGCCAGATTACACAGATTGCCAAAACGCAAATCATAATAGGTAACCGGAAGAGCATCAACATCAATGCTCCCGTCAATGGCCGTGTGATCTATCACATCACCACGACGTAATTTCCACCTATCTTGTTCGTAGAGCCTGCGGCTTACCATACCCGATTGCTCTTCCGACTTACATCTACCACATTCGCTGCTCCATATACCATCTAACATGTTGCGTCTCACTGATCGCATGAGATCACTGTTTCTAGATACAGACATATCATCACGAGCGGCGTTATACGGAGTTCCGTCTGGCTTTCTAAGCACACCTTTGTCTTTGGTAATATTGGCTTGACAGCACACACGAAGATCGCCATTGCTGCGAACTGCTTGGAAATTCCAAGGTATTGGGCACCATGTATCAGACATTATATCTATCTCGCCAGTCATTGACTGCAATAGCAGCATGCGGAAATATAGAATCCCAATCTTGTTGCTGATTGTCTTTGAAACGCTGCCAGACCATCACCAATCGCTGCCTGTGTTCAGCTGCATCGTCGTCTGGCATGCGATACCTATGATATAATTTCTCGTAATGATCTAACTTCTTGTTGAGTTTAGAACTGATAGATCCAACAGATATGCTGGACCGTGCAGACTTTAAGATGTTGTCTATGTGCTGTGGTTCAAGAATGTTGATATTGAAATACACAGGGTTATAAACCATGTGGCTGAAATGCTCGTTGATCTTCTTGAACCGTTGATCGGCTGCCCATTGCAATAATGCCCCGTAATGCTCCAAAGAAAGCACGCTAATAGTAGTCGATATAAACACCGATATGTGATCATCGCTTTGGTCTAACATTCGTATGTTGTCTGATACTGTTTCCCAGTTGCTTAGATATCGTATGGCATCATTGGCAGGACCCAATGCATCAATGCTGGCACAGATACGTATCTTTTTGAATTGTTTCCACAGAGTAAACAAATCAGGTGGGAAGAAAGTGAGGTTAACACTGTATTCCAGTTCCATGTTTCTGCTGTAGCCAGATGATATCAGAGATTCCAGTAGATATCTGTGATGCTTGATCAACAAGGGTTCTCCGCCGCCAAAATTAATCTTCAGCAAACCGTTTGATGATCTTATCAAGGCATCAATGTTGTTCTTGTCTTTGGACCAACCAAACGCACTACTGGAATTTCCAAGATCATATACCTTGTCATCGACCACGAAATAATCCAAACCAGTTATCTCTTGGTGAGCATCATACCATTTTGATGCTTCGCCGGGGAAACACATTACACAGCGCAGATTACACTGATTGCCTATTCGCAAATCAAAATCTTGGAATTTAAGACCAGTAACAGAACCATCTGGTGCTGTGGATTCCAATGCCATTGCTTTGGTAAAACTGTGCAAGTGTCGTTCCGTTTCCCATTGGTCTCGGCTGTTGGATCCCACAGACGATTCCTGTTCGCATCGCCTGCACTGTATAGGCCAATCTCCATCTAGCATCTTACGGCGCACATCCTTGAGAGTGTCGCAGTTTAACACATCTTCGCGATCCAAATCAGTGATGTTTAATATGTGTTGATTGTTATACAACAGCGTGTTGCCCTGGCCAGCACTTTGGCTATGGCTACACATGCGGAGGTCGCCATTATTTTTAACGCCCAAGTGCGTCCAAGGTAAAGGGCACCACATTATTTGAAATCCAGAGATATATCCATGCTAATTTATAATATATCCTATCACGCAAGTAAACTTGTAACATGAGAGATGGACCAAATAGACAATACTCAGCTGAATGGCTACAGGTCGAAAGACCTCAGCCTATGTATGATAGCAACATTCGCAAGCTATATGGTGCTATATATAACGAAAATCCAGTAGATTCTTCAAATATTGTCAATGATTTCAAAGATACATTCTTAGAGTATCTCGACGCACATAGCTTGAGCAATCTACGCGGATATAGAAGTTTCGCTCGATTAGACGCATGCGTTGGGTGCACTCAATTCATTGATGACTTGTATCAGCGTTTGGGCAACAACCGCCTCATGGTTTTTGAAAACGAGTACAAATACCATTGGCGATTGAATGAAAACATAGAATACACCACTATACCAACCTTGGATTCTAGCAAAGAGCTGCTGATATCAATGCCATTCCCTGCGCACGGAGATGTGCACCCAGAAATGTCTCAGATATTAGACCGATGTGCCGAGCTTCGCATACCCGTGCACATCGACGGCGCATGGGTCTCGTGCAGCCAAGGCATAGATTTCAATTTTGACCATCCTGCTATTCAAACATTCGCAATAAGCCTCAGCAAGGGCGGTCTTGGCAATGACAGGGTGGCCTTGAGATTTGCCAGGTCCAGACCAGACGGTGCCATCAGCATAATGAATGATTTCAACATGAATTGCCAAAGCTTGATGCACATCGGAATGCAATTCATGCGACAGATAGGTCCAGAATACTTTTGGAAGAAATATGGCACAGCCTATCAGACTGTGTGTGCTGATTTCAATCTCACACCAACCAAAGCCATCCACCTAGCCAAAGATCAAAAAGGTTCGCCTGTGGGCGTGAGACCACTGTTGCGATGCCTCATTAAATCTTAAACCACAGTCTTTTCTACCAGAGCATCCCACTTGCATGGACACAGGTCTTGATCGCATATGACGCCATCGCTGGGTAGATCATACTCACCAAAGATGTTACCCACAGTACTGCCTACTCTGCGCGAACAACGATGTATGTCTCCTCCTATATCAACATAGAATCTGCGCACACCTGCTTGGCATTTCATGCCGTTGAACGCATGTAAACCTCGATCTAGAATGAGCGGGAATCTGATTCGTTCCCCGTCCAGATGTAGGTTAACCGGCAGCTGCCACGACATCGCATGAGGTTTCATCTTGAGATATCTATAATTGGTTATCCACTGTCGCTGTTCTTCTGTGTATCCTAAGAACACAGTTGATCCTATCTCTTCTCTGACAAATCGAGGCAGTATTTCTATGTTCAATCCTTCCAATCTGCCAGCCAGCCGCTTGGCCCTCTCAAAATTCTCAGGTACCACCATCAGCGCCACACCGCAGCTAACCTTGTGTTGTAATATCTTGGCCACTTCAATAAAATGATCATCGTCACACTGCTCATGATGCCAACTCATCATGATGTACATGGGTCCAGCTGCGAACGAATCCCAATATCTAAGACTACGGGATGCATTTGTGCTGAATTCTATATACGTGTTTTGATCACTGACTGCTGATACGAAATCTCTGAACTGTGGCCATATGGTTGGTTCTCCGCCCATGAATTCCACATAGGTGTATTGGTTCCTTGCTCTGACTTTTACCAAGAAGTCTATGAAAGGCGCAGGGTCATCAGGCCATCTATTGCTCTTGTTGTTGTGTACAGGGCTACAATAAGAACAGCTAAAGTTACAGTAGTTGTGCATGAATAGTGTTACCAAAGCACAATCTAAATTCTCATTGGTCACATGAGCCAGCATCAAGCGTGTCCTATGATTCCAAAATTTTGTATGTCGTTGAGCTTGCTGACTTCGGTAATTTGATCAGTCATGATCTTGTTTACTAGTTTGATATTCTTTTTATGGTAAGACGGATCAAGCTGACCGATGATATGACCCAAATTCAAACTCAATACCGACAATACCACATCATTGGCTGTCTCGGCATTGGTTTTGGTTTCTAACTGCAGATGCAGTCCGGCTAGATAGGTGTAAAGCGCGGCGCTGAGATCATTCTTGAGATCGATTGTGGTCTGTTCATCCATAATTTATTTAATGATCTAATAGCCAACTTTGCAACACTGCAGATAAGGTAAACCGGGCTAAATGCCCGGTTTATCTCTATTAAATTGCAGTCTGCGTGCTACCCGTACTCTGAGACCCACCTGGCAGAGGTTGAGTCAAGCTCAGCACCCTGATTGGTATGTAGATGAACTCGATGGCAATCTCTGGTTGTATAGCAACATCGATCCAAAGCTCGTGTGCCGATATCCTAGCTGCTGTGTTGTTGCTGGTATCGCAAACCACTGAGTAATCGTAGATAGCTCGCAAGCCAACTAGATTACCCATGAAGCTATTGAATGCTGCTGTCACAGCCTGTCGAGTCTGTTGATCGTTTGGTTCAAACAAGAACGGTTGAGCCAGCGTGTTTAGGTTGCGCGACAAGTAGTTTACAAGTCGAGCAACATTGACTCTGTCCAATTCCGTTGAGATCGGATCCAGCGTCTTCTGACCAAATATCACCAAACCGCGATTTGGTATGAAGCTGATTGGATTGATGCTGTTTATATACAGCACATCTCGCTGACCTTGGTTCAACGTAACTGGTTGATAGGTACCGTCTGCCTTGAGATAGCCAACGCTCAACGCACCATTTACAAGTCCGCGGTTGAATCCAGCAGGAGCAAACCAGGGGTATGCCACTTGGTCGTTGTATGCATAAGTGGTCAGTGCCATCACGCTAGGAGGAACAAACACGTTCTGTCCATCGAGATTTGTTTCAAGAGCCCAAGGATAATAAACAGCAGCATAGGAGCTGTGAGTTATCAATCCATCTGGACCATCTTCTGCTGCGTTGTTGGCATTGGTAGCCCAATTTGCTAGGCTGGTTGTGTCAGCTGTCAGTTCACCAGGCGGATCAGCAAGCACAAAGAATGTGTCTTGGCGATCTGTGTTCAATTCCACCATGTTAGCCAAGCACTCGATGTAACCCGGTGTCGCCATGAGGTTATAGTAAACAGCTTCGCCGCGTATCTCTTGATTGCTCACGATGCTAGCATTGAGCGCATTGGTTATCATTACTCTTTGAGCAGATGAACCCATGTAAGGAGTACCATCTGGACGGTTGCCGCTTGCTGTTACCCAGCAATCTGGATCATACGGTGCGCTCAGTGTTGGGAAGTAGTTCTTGTAATACTGCTTGACATTGTATGTGCTATAACGTGTGTTGAACAGCAACATACCTGCTGGATATAGCTCGGCGTTAGGAGCATCGCTATCCACATAGTTGCTGACTACCATAGCGCTAGGTGCTTGGCTGCCATCAACATAACCGTCATTGTTCCAACGAGCGTCAGTGAAGATAATACCCGATGGACTGGTGTGGTTTGTGTTATCTATTAGCGAGAACGAGCTGCTTGAAGCATCATAACGATACAACACAGGATATGGTGTGACACTGCTGTCCACCCATATATCATTGGTTACTAATGGATTACCGTTGCTTTGTGTTGTAGGCATGCTGCCGTCTATGATCGGACCATTTGGATCTGTGGCAGGATATGCATTCTTGTAACCCTGCCAGATCTGGCCGTTACCAACCATGATATCAACCTGTAGATAGGTATTATACCATAATGTGCCGTTTGCTGGAGGTCCAACTGGGGCTGTGGCACTGGCTGTATAAGTCAGAGGCTGCCAGCTTGAACCATCCCAGTAATACAGAACTGTGTTGGCTTCTGGTGGTGTATCGCCGTCGTTGTTGTATCTTGCGTAAACTGTGCCGATGGCACGCAACGCACCAAACGCAGCGTTAGCCACACTGTCACTGCTGTACATGGGCACAGTACCAGTGTTTGGACTGATGTTTTCCTGTATCCAAAGCGAGCCGTTGTACTTACTAACCACGAGGTTTGCCCCACGATCCTGGCTGGTTGTGTTAATCCACACGTTAGTTGCCGCAGTCTGTGGCAATGAGCTAGGCACAGTGAGGCTTGGATAGTAGCCTTGGTAAACCAATTGACGACCAAACACATATCCATTCTGTATACCTGCGCTATTCAGCGGGGTACCACTGATATCCTTTACCGTGAACTGCGTGTTGTTGGTGTTTGTGATTGTGAGATAGTTGCCAGTAGCTGCTGATGCCACTATTGGACCAGCTGGGAATGCAGTGTTGATGGCTGACACCACACCTGCCAGCGTGTTGTTAGGTGCTGCTGGTACATTGATTGTCACCGGATTACCAGTACCTGGATCAATGCTAAAGGTGTTTGAAGTCAAGAATCCCATGGTAACATTAAACGTAGCATTGCTGCCACTACCACTTGTTACGCTCACTGGATTGGTCGGATTCACTGTGTAAGCACCTTGGTTACCAATAGTCACAGTGTTTACACCCCAACCAAGCGTAAATGTAGCATTGATGCCGCCACCGCTGGTTGATGTAGGAGTAACGGGATTGGTTGGCACACTGCCAGTGCGCTGACCTGCCGACGTGATAGTAACACCAGTGATGGTACCACCCGAAACGTTGCTGACTGTCAGCACCAATGGGCTTGTGTAATTTACACCAGAGAACGTTAGGGTATCACCGAGATTGTAACCAGATCCGCCTGCGGCTGGTGTTGCTGATATTGCCTTGACTGATGCCACCGACAACACAGCAGCAATGCTATGAGTGCCGCCAACTACGTTCAGCGTATCGCCAGGTACATAACCAGCACCTGGTGTAACTGTAGTCGCAGATGCTACATAGGTGGTAGCAGCCACAAACGTTGGATTGGCCACAGTGCCTGTGACAGCGCCATAGTAAGTCTGTGTCACAGGCATACCGGCATTTTGCCACGGATGAGTGAGATCACTTTCTGTGGTGATGTCAGCAAAGGCTGTGTCAGTACCGTCATAGTTGGTTATTACTAGATAGTGGCTAGAGCCACTGGTTGCTGTGCTAGCATAAGCATTGAAACTGTTAGCATCAAGCACGGCATTGATGTCACTTACAAACGATGTAAGTGTGGTTCCGCTCAGCGTTATAGTGACTGGTATGCTATCGCCAATGCTGATGGTGCACTGGTTGCCTACTGTGAAAGTTGGATTTGCAACAGTACCTGTGATAACACGCGGCACAGCCTCGCGCCATCCCCAACCAGGATAGCTGGCATCAACACTGCCTACCTTGAACCACCAAGCAGCAGTAGTACCGTCCAAAGTGGTCTGTTCAATCTTCTGCCATATGCCATTCTTCTTTAGTCCGTCATATGGATTAGTGCTGTATGCGTCAACAATATATTGACCGACACTGCCAAACGTATACGCTGGGAGGATGACATTATTAGGTTCTGGGGTAGTAAATCCAAGATCTGTTAGAATGTTGCTGTTGCTGTAAAGCAGATCAATCATAGTGGTTATATCACTGCCAACAATGCGCAGATAATACATGTCATCAACAGCTGCTACTGTTACATCTGGCTTGCCTGTGCGTGCGTAAATGTAAGCTTTGATTCCTGCCTGTGTAATAGTGGTATTGCTGTTAATGGTGCTAGCTACGGTGCTGAGACTCATGCCAGTTGTCAATGCTATGGTGGTACCGTTTATCACTAGGTTAGCATTCAGTGTTATAACCGAACTGCTGGCATTGGTAGTTATAAAACCACTCTGTACCATGATTTCTAAATCTGTTGAACTAGTCAAAACCACAGGCGAATGTGCTGACCAAGCATTGGCACTGTTTACATTACCGTTGCTGGAAAAGATTCCCCAAGTTGACAGCGCAGAGTTCAACCAAAATTGGCCGGTAGTTGGAGTTCCAGAAGGTTCAGTGGTGCTTGGGACAAGCTGTCCAAGATCAATATCAGCACGCAACACATATGCGGTATTTGCTATACCAAGATATTGATATGCTGTGAACAATCCAAGCTCGTTTAGTTGGTTACCATAGTCCGGTGTACCTGCTATGCTATAAAAAGTCGGTGTACCAAACGTCTGCAGCAGGTCTCGTTGGCTGCTGATGAGGTACAGTTTGTCAGCGTTCGCTGCCAACGTACCTGGTGCGTAAGTGGTTGTGCTACCCGGCGCTAACTTGTTAGCTGCGGTTGCGATCATTATCAGTGGTATTGTTCCGGTGCCAGCGCTGGCATAGACACTTTCATCTGTGACTGTTACGCTTACGCCTGGTGATACTAAGGTGGCCATCTGTGAACCTCTCCATTGGGGATGTGTGCTGATCTATTTATCAGCACCCTGATAAAAATATCGGTTTTACGCATGGTCAACCACGGCACACCAGCTTGATCAACTGGCCAATCTGCCTTAATATCAACACAGAGGAGATCTAGATGATAATTGGAATCTGCGGATTGATCGGCAGCGGCAAGGGAACCGTGGCAGACATGCTGGAGCAAGAGCATGGATTTGTCAAGGTTAGTTTTGCTGACAGCCTCAAGGACGCAGTGGCAGCAGTGTTTAGTTGGCCGAGGCACCTGCTAGAAGGTGATACTACAGATAGCAGAACCTGGCGAGAAGAACTGGACCCATGGTGGGCCAAACGATTGGGCATACCTCATCTCACACCTCGTTGGGTTCTACAATACTGGGGCACCGAAGTACTACGCCGCGGATTCCATGACGATATCTGGGTGGCCAGCATCGAAAACAAGCTCAGAGACACTTCGCGCAATTATGTGATACCGGACACACGCTTTCCCAACGAAATCGATATGATCATCCACAACGGTGGTAAAGTATGGCATGTGCGACGAGGCGAAGATCCAGAATGGTTTCAAAAGTATCAGAGCCATAGAATTATACCAGAAGGCATTCATGCCAGCGAATGGTCATGGGCACTAAACACATTTGATCATACTATCAACAACGACGGCAGTCTAGCACAGCTACAGCAAACTGTTCAACGATTGATAAGCTGATTAAATAGATCACACAGGAAGAATAACATGGTTGAAACCAGTCCAATAATGTTATGCGATGCTGGCGAGAGCCAGACTAATGCGCTAGCAGCTGAACTGGCAAGAGCTGCTGGTCACAGGAATAATACACTAACCTATCCTGGTTCAGAAGGATCGCACAACGGTTTTGATTCATTTGAGCTTGACATAGAGCATCTCAAAGAAGCCAACCGTTATCTCATGCGAGCAAACAAGAGCATGCATCGTTCGTGGCCAAGGAGACAGTTAAACACAGATAATGCGCTGAGACGCGACAGCTGGATAGCCAGATGGTCACATCAGATTTACATGTTTGGTTTGTTCACCCAAGATGCTAGCTTGCTCAAGATCAACACAGACATGGCCTGGGCTGCTCAGATGTACGTGGATCGCTTTCTCTACGATCAAGAACCCTGGGATCTCTGTGAGTTGTATCTGTTTGACATGAAGAGCGAAAGCTGGTGGCAGTGGAAACAGCAGTGGCAACGAATTGAAGCTGTTCCGGCTCCTACCGGTGTGTATACTGTGATGGGTCAAGACAAGATTACCAACAGCGGCAAAGCTGCGCTAAGAGATCTTTTCTCAGTTAGCCAATGATCACGCCAAGCGGCATAGCATTGTCGATATAAAGATCAATGTCCTTCTCAAGACGTTCAATGGTCGCCTTGCTCTCATCCATCAACTGCTGACCTTTTAGAGTTGTACCACCTTGCGGTCCGGCTAGAGTATTGTACTTGCTATAGGCCTCTCCAAGCATGCGCTGGCACCAAGCTAATGTGTAATCTCTGATCCAAGGGCGAGCAAATGGATCTTTGATAATCACATCGTTGGCACGATACATGTAAGCCCAAATAAGTATCTGCTCATTGCCACTGGGCCTACGCACTATGCTCAGTCGTTTCGTGACTGTATCAAAGGTATAGTTGATGTCACGACCAAACATTCGTCCAGCTTGATCGAGATATTCATAAAACAGTTCATAGGTCAGCAATCCGGCACTGTAGCCGCCACCTGCGCCTGCCTGCAGCAGATATAGATTGGTATATGCCAAGCTGAATGGATCTATCTGTGTGCCGCCTGTTATGCCACCAAGTCCTCTGCGAAATAGCTGACGAACTGACACCACGTTATCAGGCAGATAGTAATCAGTGATGTCATTCTGTAACAGCAGGAACAGATAGCTTTCCTCATCAGCATTACCGCTACGCTGCCTGTATCTGTCAAAGGCCAATGTTAAAGCAGTGTTATAATGACCCGGATCTAATTCAATATCAACCATGCCCCCACCAAGCATGAACTGAACTTCGTCAATAATTTGCTGTTGTAAAGGCGAAGTCTGTGTAGCGGGCGGTACTTGCACTGTTGAGGTAGCCATGTTTCATTGATCTCCAATGATATTTATGGCGATGTGTCAGTCAGCTTTCATGATCTTCATGACATTGCGGCAGTATCTGCTGGGTTTCTTGCGCAATGTCTTGCCAAGCCCTTGATTATACAATGTCAATGCGCTGCATTGATCATCGTGCGCTTCATCTAAAGCCATGCGCATGTATTTCATGCTGTATTCAAGATTCACTTCTGGTTGCAGCAATGCAGCGCATTTGCCGTCAAATCCAATGCCTCGTGCCGTGCCACACTTGATCTGACCCAGACCATAGTTGCCTTGACTCAAAGCTTTTGCATCCCAGTTACTCTCTAACGTCACAACAGCGATTGCCAGGGTGCTTGGCACGTTATGTTCATGGGCCTTGTCAGCTGTAAGCTGAACCAGAGGAGCGTTGCTGTAATTCGCACCCCCGGCACTCACTGTCTCACAGCCTGCGCATGCTAAACAGAGAGCTACGACCATAGCCATCTTTGTCATTGGCATCTATATTTAGCTTCCCAGCAACGCTGTTGTCAACTTACTTGAACACTTTGATTACCAACGTGTCCTTGTTGAGCCGTCCGTTCACCGGATGCTTCTTGCCTTTGATGTAATCTCCCATGACCACATCCACTCGCTTGCTGGTGGCCGCATCACGCAAGGTCCCTAAGATCTGCTTGGGGTTGCGCAGCGTCTTGGCAAAGCTGGCAGACTCGTCATAGCCTGTGACCTTGGTGCCTTTGATACCAAGTCCCGACTCGCCTGCCACGTACAAGTATACCTTGCGGCTCTTGCTGTTGTAAACCAGCGCCTTGCTGCTGCCTGGGATCATAGCAGGGTTGATGCTGGCCATGTCAGTGTTGAGATCCACAGTCTTGAACTTGGCCTTGCTGGCCTGCTTCACGCTCTTGCGGCTAGCACCGCGGCTGTCTGCCACTGCCTTGGCATTACCTGTGCTGGTTGCCAGCACGTTGACCACTGTGACAATAGGTTCGATGGTCTCAGCTACTAGCTCGTTGTCTTTGTCGCGCAGAGCATCAGCAAAGCTTTCTTTGAAGTGATCATACAGCTTTTTCAGCATCTGCTGGTTAGGGTGTGCGCGATCCAAGAACTTCTTGGTGGCTTCTTCGATGTCAGCAGGGTTGCTCATGTGCTTGCGCCAGATAGCTTCCATGTTGCTGTACAGCGTGACATATTCCATGTTGCGCTTCTGTACCGTGCTCAGCTTGCGCTGAGGTTCATCATCTTCAGTGGCTGCTACCTTGATCTGCAGTAGCTCGTCAACCTTAGCATCAAACCATGCTTGGATGTCTTCTGGCATCACAGCACCGTGCTGTACCACGAAAGCGATGCGGCCTACCATAGCGTAATGATGAGTAGGAAGCGCAGCCCAATGTGCTTGCTCATCTAGATCGCGGTTCAGCTTGGCCCATGCTTGGAAGTATTGCTTGAGAGTGGCATAATCCATCTCCACGCGGGCCCAGTCCATGGCTTCGCGCCATGCTTTAGCATGATTGTCGTTCTCAGGGCCCGCAGCACTGAAATCTACGCCCTTGATCTTGCGGGGAATAACAGCAATCTGTTCCATATCTCGTCCCTCCAACATAGCTTATAGTAGCACAGTTTACGGCACTGTCAACTGTTTTTTCACGGTTTTTGCGATATTTTTCCTGTAAAATCAATGGTGTAATCCACTGATCTCGCTGAATAAATACCTGCGCATATGTTTAGGAGCCAAAAGTGCCACCATTAACCCTGTGGAAGGGCGCAGCCGTAAGGACCAACGATTACAAGCTGTTTGATCGCTTGATCAGCGAAGAATACAGGATTGGCGGAACTGAGTTCCTAGTCCACAAATACCTAGGTCCTAAACCCAGCAATGCCACAGGCGATTTCACTCAACCAAACACTGGATTAGATGCTATCAACAGCGGAATGAGCAATGTGCTAGAGATATCTGATGTGCTCAACATGGAGATCAGGGATCGCGCCTATGATCAAGACGTGCTATCGCTCAAAGGACACTATGCCATCAGCGACACCGAGTTTGACCTGCGTCAGTTTGGATTGTTCCTCAGCAACGAAACCATATTCATAACATTCCACCTCAACGACATGGTCAACAGCATTGGCCGCACGCTGATGAGCGGTGATGTCATAGAGATCAGCCATCGCCGAGATGATCTAGCCCTTGGAGATTTCGTGCTTCCAAAATACTATGTTGTTCAGGAAGGAGCTCGCCCAGCAGAAGGTTACAGCCCCACATGGTGGCCTCACATATGGCGAGTCAAGTGTGATCCGATCACAGACAGCCAGGAATATCGAGACATACTGCAGAAGCCAGCCACAGACCTCAACGGCGATCCCATACCAAATCCAAACGGCACTGGCACGCTGACCATGGCAGACATGCTCAGTGTCTACAACAGGGAAATTGCAATCAACGATCAGATTGTGGCGCAGGCAACCGCAGAAGTTCCATTCCGCAATCTGCAAGGACAGCAGTTCTATGTGTTGGAAGGTCAGCTAAATCAACCTGTGAGCATATTGAGCACCAACGGTATCCCACCAAACCAGAGCAATCCAGTGCTCACAGCTGTCAGCTTCCCGCCAGGAGCCCCCGCAGGTACCTGGGTACTCAGAGCAGACTACAGTCCACCTCAGCTGTTCCAGCGTGTTCAACTAGCTAACAACACCGGTGCTGTGTGGACAAGGCATGAGATTGACTACAGGACTAGCTGGACGCCTAGCACAGCCGCTCTAGCTAGCTTCATAAATAACGGCAACACCACTAGCATATTGAATACCGGCACGGTCATTCCTGTTCAACAGGATCTACGCACTGTGCTCAGAGCCAAACTGGATCCAGACATCATATAGGAGCAATAGATGGTATCCGTGAGTCAATTACAGCAGATATTCCCACAAGGCGATGCCAGCGATCTCGCAGAAATTTGCGAACCGTTGAATGCTGCCATGGCAGAGTTTAACATCAGCGGTGCACAAGAACAGGCCATGTTTCTAGCACAATGCGGACATGAAAGCGGTAACTTCAGCACCGTGCAAGAGAATCTCAATTACAAAGCAGAAACTTTAGTCAAGGTATTTCCAAAGTATTTCAGAGACGTTAACCCAGCAGATTACGAGAAGCAACCAGAGAAGATTGCCAACCGTGTCTATGGCGGACGCATGGGCAACGGTGACGAGAGCACAGGCGACGGATATCGCTATCGTGGTCGTGGCTTGATACAGCTAACAGGCAAGGACAACTACAATTCCTGTGCTGCAGCACTCAAATTTGATCTTAATGCTGACCCTGATTATCTAGAAACAGCCGAAGGCGCTGCTCGCAGTGCTGCTTGGTTCTGGGCACATAACGGATTAAACAAGTTCGCAGACGCTGACGACATCGTGGGTTGTACAAAACGTGTGAACGGTGGGACCATTGGCCTAGAAGAACGTACACAGCATTATAACGCCGCAAAGGCCGTGCTAGTCGGCTGATTTAGCTCGTATGCGCTGTTGAACGTCCACGACTTTCTCAGTCTCTATTAAATCTATGATCTGATTTGTCACGCTTATCTCGTGTCGAATCAGATCCAGTCTTACCATGAGTTTCTTCAGTTCTTTGTGATAGAATTCAAGTTCATCTTCTTTGCGCTTGCGTATCTCATAGATGTCATCAAGCAGTATCAGTTTGGCAGTCATGCTAGATACCTCTGAGATATTTATAAACCACCTATAAATATCACCAGCAAGGAAACAACATGGATTATTGGTACTCAGGACAGCTGCGCAACTATCGACTGCAGTTCATACGAGCGTTCAGCAATTTTTATTACAGCGTTGGTACCAATCCGGATGGTTCTCCGCAGCTGGTTCGATGCCCCTGCCGATACGGAGACCCAACCAGAATAGCTGCTACTGTGGTCAGAGGTAACAGTGAGAACAAGCTGTTAACCACCCCTTTCATCACCTGTTGGATCAGCGGACTCAGTACTGCACCAAATCGCAGGCAAGGTCCTCAGGTAATTGACAGCATGCAGGTTGATACGAGACAGTATGATCCAAATACCGGGCAGTATCTCAACACTCCGGGCAACCAATACAGTGTTGCTAGATACATGCCGGTTCCTTATGAGCTCAGCATGAGCGTGGACATATGGACTCCCAACGAAAGCGTGAAAGAACAGCTCGTTGAACAGATAATGGTGTTGTATAATCCTTCCATTGAGATACAAACCAGCAACAATCCCATAGACTGGACTGTTCTCAGCTGGATTGAGATGCAGGATCAGATCACATGGAGCAGCCGTACCATTCCCATAGGGACTGATAACCCTATTGACGTACTGACCATGGTATTCCGCTTTCCCATATGGATAAGCCCACCAGCACAGGTCACGCAACAGAATCTCATACAGAGCATCGTTACCAACATCATACACGGTATCAAAGAAACTCCGGATCAAGTAGAGTGGTCAGAATACGAGTTCCTCACGCGAGCCACTACCACACCAGGTGATTACAGCGTCAATCTCACATGGATTGGCAATAACCAGTACACCATGAGCCTAGCAAGCTCGGCTGGTAATAGTATCGAATTGCAGAACAAGGCAACAGTTACCTACTCACAAGTAAACCCCGTGCTTACTCCGGGTTTGACATTTAGCTTCAACGGTATACTGATACCAATCACTACCTCTAACATAGCTACGTTTGTTGACAACGCAGCAGCACTTATGGTTAATACCAGCTATAACATACAGCTACAGAACTACAATCAGATCATGTTCATTAACAACACAGCCGGAGACAATGTGTTTGAGAACGTGATAGGCACACCACTGGCAGGCATGGGACTGCTACCTACTGTATATCCAGGCGGTCAGATCGCGTGGTGGCGATTGTTCTTACCGTTTGGTACGTTGAATCCATATAACACATACGGAACCAATGCCAGCCAGATCACAGTGTGGACTACCATACCAAATCAAGATCCAACAACCACCTATCAGGCAGCAGGATGGATTGATCTCCATCCAACTGATCAAAATCTTCTGATATGGACAGTTGAACCTGATAGCATACCTTCTACAACATTGTCTCCAATAACTGCTGTGATAGATCCGCAATCAAAAGGACCTGGTTTTGGTCTACCTCTGGCAGCTGTTAGTCAAAGCTATCTCATAACCAACGCACCAAGCGAGAACAGTGCAGGTTGGGGCGATATCTTTGCGCAAGTTAACGACATCATTGCGTTCAATGGAACTGTGTGGGAAGTGATTTGGTCAGCTGCTAATCATTCATTTGCTAATCAGCAAGGCACCTTAGATTACGTGCAGAACATGTTCACCGGCAAGCTCCTAGAATGGAACGGAGAGCAATGGAGCGAATATATCCTGCCTAGGTATGCACCTGGTTACTGGCGCTTGGCCCTATAAATATTCCATGCTTACTGAGAAAATTGCCAATCTTAACATAGATACAGAGAAATTTGAAGAGGTGTTCACACCCAATGTACATCGTGTTGCTGATGTGCTACGCAAGTATGGGTTTGATGCCAGAGTAGTGGGTGGAGCTGTGCGCGATTTTGTACGTGGTCAAGCACCCAGAGACATAGATTTTGCCACAGATGCCGACCCCAGTGAGCTTATCTATATCTTCAACATGGAAAACATTGATCACGATGACAAGGGCATAGGTCACGGAACTATCAAGGCAGTGTTCCCCGATGGCAAGGTTGATGTGACCAGCATTGCCTACAAGCTTGAGCTTAAGGATGGAAAGGTACGCATCATACGCGGCCAAGACTGGGAACAGGATGCGCAACACAGAGACCTCAGCATCAACAGCATGAGCATAGACAAGGACGGCACCCTATACGATTACACCGGTGGTCTCAATGATCTGCGCAATCAACGGGTGGTCATGCTACCTGTTACGCAAGATCGAATCAAGGAAGATCCTCATCTAATCATGCGTTGGTTCAAGGCACTGGGATATTTTGATAACCCTCGTTGGCCCAAACACGACCTTGCAGTAATCAAAGAAAACATGCCTTTGCTTTTAACGATAAAAGACGATGAAAAGACTGATCGCGAGCTTAGCAGCATCATGCACAGCAAGAACGGACAGAAGATACTGCGCATGATGTGCACCATGGGTGCAGACAAGTATCTGGGAATAAATTGCGATTGATGCGGGTAAACCGCACAATAACGCATGTCAAAAGATCTCATAATAGGTTCATTTACCAACTACGACTGGGATAAGATCCAGTACTGGGTCAACAGCATAGATGCCTGCGACTTCAAGGGCGACAAGGCCATGCTGGTATACAACGCCGAATTAAGCACTGTGCAGAAACTCAACGACAAGGGTTTCAAGATCATGGGATTTGGTCAAGATCCCAGCACAGGCAATCTGGTTTATAATGGTCAGCTGATCATAGTAGTTGAGCGCTTCTTGCATCTGCACAGCTTCCTCGAAAATCTCATGCAGAATGAGGACTATCGCTATGTGATACACACAGACGTCAAGGATGTGGTATTCCAGCGCAATCCCAGCGAATGGTTAGATGCCAACATGGACGATGCCAAGATACTGGCCAGCTGTGAGAGCTTGCAGTACCAGCACGAACCCTGGGGCAACGAGAATCTACAGCACAGCTTCCCTTGGGTCTATGACAAGATGAAAGCCAATCCCATATGGAACTGTGGTGTGCAGTGCGGCGTGCCCAGCGTGATGAAGGACCTGTGGCTCAACATCTATCTGCTCAGCGTGGGCAGCCAACATGCTACCAAGGTGCACAATCCAGATCAAGCAGCATACAACGTGCTGCTGGGACTGGAACCTTACAAGAGCATCACCAAGTTTACAATGAGTGAAGACGGTTGGGCATGCCAAGCTGGTACAAGCTATGATCCAGCCAAGATGCACACTTTCAAACCACACTTGCTGGAACCACAACCTCAGTGGGATGGAGAGCATGCTACTACCAGTAATGGCACCACACATTTCATCTTACATCAATATGATCGCATACCAGACTGGAAACCCATAATAGAGGCCAGATATGCAGGTTAATCTACAGGAAGAATATCAAAAGACTGATCAGATGCTGAGCCGCTTGGGTGTTCCACATTGGAAGCCAGGACGCAGCATCGTTACCAGCGTATACGGCAAAGAGATTGCCAGCGGCTACGTGCTCATGCGCGAGTTGATACTGCAGGAAGTGGCGCTGCCCATAGAGATATTCCATCGCAAGGACGAGATCACACCAGAGCAAGCTGCTATACTGCGTAGTCCTGCACCAGATCAGATCACAGTGCGAGAGATACAAGGTGATCCCAAGGATTTCATCACGCCATATGGTACCAAAGCAGGATGGAGCACTAAACCGTACAGTCTCTGGGAGAGTGAGTATGCCGAAAACTTATGGTTAGATGCAGACAGCTTTCCCATACGCAATCCAGAATTTCTTTTTGATGATCAGGAATATCAAGACAAGGGCAGCTTGTTCTGGAGAGATGTGTTTAGCACAGACAGAGCCAATCGCTATCACGATAATGCTCCCATGTGGCGAATATTCAATGTCAATCCCACAGATGCAGAACCTTTTGAAACCGGACAGCTGCTGATCAACAAGGCACAATGCTGGGCCGAAATGAACTTGGTCAAGCACTACGCAGATAATTGCGAAGTCTATTATCACTTTGGCGGCGATGCTGAGACCTTCCGCATGGCATGGTCACATTGGTATCTACGCAACGGTGGTCAGCTACAGTACATCAACTATCAAGCTGATCCCAAAGTACCATATGGATTCATGCCATTTGGACCTTTCCACAAAGGCAATGCCAACCAATACAAGAAGTGGGGCGGTGGTACAGTGATGGTTCAGCGCGATCGCAACGGCAATGAACTGTTTAACCATCGCAACATGGAAAAATTCTCTCTGGGTGCAAACCCAGTGTACCATGACATAACCAATGAGCTGCGCTACCATCAACACATAGAAGATCTGAGGCGTTTGATATGATAGATCCAGTCACCAACGTTAAATTTCCCAGTTCTTGGCCTATTAAGCGAGAGCCAGCTAGATTGCCAGAGCAGCGCATAGATTACTGTGGTGGTATGAAGTTTAACGACAACTTTGACTGGGATAACCTCTGGTATGACTGCGTTCAGCTCAACGAGTATCAGACCATACTGATAGGTCCGCCCATCTATGATGCCAAAAATTGGTTCAAGGATCACGCAGGGTTTGGCGATAGCGATAACAATCTTCTAAATTATCAGTTCTACGATCTCGATAGAGTAAGCTATACAGTGATTCAGACTCGCAAGATAGATTCTCATATCGTGCTGCTCAGCAAGGACACAGATCCTTTGCCAATTGAAGTAAACCACAACGATGGATACTTTAACGGTCACAAGGTAATGGTTACTTTACAAAGAGATAATCCCATAGAGTGGATTGAACAGTGGATGGACTATCACTATCGTGTGCATGGCATAGATGGATTTCTCATCTATGATAACGCCAGCAGCAGTTACACTGTGGGCGAGCTAGACCATCGACTGAGCAGGGATTATCTCAAGCTGAAGATAGTACCATGGCCCTATCCATATGGTCCACAGGGCAGCGACTATGCGCCGTGGGATAGCGATTACGGTCAGTATTGCATGCTTGAACATGCCAAGTATCGCTATCTCAGCAATGCCAGCATGGTACTTAACAATGACATAGATGAGCTTATAGTGACCAAAGGTCCAAGCTTAGAACAGATACGTACACAACTTGAACAAGGACCACAGCATTGCCTCTACTATCTGGGCAAGTGGATTGAACCACATGATGTGCCTAACAACCGAGGGGCATATGAAGTTCCCTGGGAATCACGCAGGTTCAAAGATTATTGCTGCATGGATGATGATAACAGGCGCGGCATAGGCAACAAGTGGATGTTAATACCACAAAAATGCATGCAGTACCAATGGCGTGTGCATCATATTGCTGGACCAGCTGGACAGAGCACTGATCTTTATTATGCGCATTATCTTGCAATGAACACCAATTGGAGCTGGCCCAGAGACAAGTTTGAAGGTGATGTGATGAATCTACGTCCAGAACCTTGGCTTCACACTGCATTACAGAAGATAGAGGTATACAAATGAGGTTGCTATTCGTTGTACACAGATACGTGCCATATCCCGGCGGAAGTGAATACTATACAGCTGCAATGGCCGAAGAAGCGCTGAGCCGTGGTCACGAAGTCACAGTGTTTGCTGGTGAACATCAAGGCGATTACAACGGTGTGAAGGTTACCAGTGATCCACAGATACTGGGTTGGCCTTGGGATCTCATAGTGGTACACGGTGGAGACGTTGGTTTACAGAATTTCGTGCTAAGCAATGCCACACGCATACCAAATCCCATACTCTACATGCTGATACTACCTAGCAACAGCGACGTGTGCGTGACGGCACTCAAGGAATGTGCATACTTAGGTTGGAGCACACCTGATGATGTCAATCACATACGCAAATATGGTCAGAGTGATAAAGCCAAGCGAGTGCGCCACGGAATCAAGCTCAACGAAAGCTTGGGTAAACCGGGATTCAAGGCCAAACATGGCATAAACCAGCGCATGTTCCTCAGCTGCGGCGGTTACTGGCCCAACAAGAAGATGCGCGAGCTTGCCGAAGTGTTCAAACGTGCCGAGTTGGAAGACGCAGTATTAGTTACTTGTGGATACGACAATCGCATGGATCTCATGCCTACTGCTAGTGATAACATCATACCTTTGTTGATTGACGACAAGGCAGAAGTGCTCAGTGCGATATCAGAAGCTGATTGCTACCTCATGCACAGCAATCAAGAAGGTTTTGGATTAGTGATACTAGAAAGCATGCTCAACAGCACTCCTTGGATATCACGACAGATAGCCGGTGCTGCTATGCTTAACAAGTTTGGTCAGACCTATCAGACTGACGGACAGCTAATTAATCTGCTTAAAAACTTTGATCCAATAGTATATGATTTACCTGCTGCCAAAAAGTACATCTTAGATAATCATACCATAAGCAGCACTGTTGATGATATAGAAGCTGTGGTCAACGCTTCTTAGCACGACCCAGTGCCACGGTATCTGGCACACGCGGATCACGGATATCTCGCTCACCTGGCTTTACTATCCTGCCAACAGCCTGCTGTGCTTTCTTTTCAGCTGCTTTGGCCTGTGCTTTCTGACGTTTTTGATCATCTGGAGTAGATAACAAAGTTGGATCAACTGGTTCTGATGCTTTGTTGCCGGCACCTATTCGAAATCCAATCTTACCATTGATATCAGTCGCAGTGAATGAACGTCCGGCATCAAATGTAATCTTACCTTCAAATCGCATAGGCCAAACTAATTTGAAGATCTTGCATATCACATCTTGTTTGCTGAGTCGAGCATCAAAATACATCTGCACCATGCTAGCATGGTTTAATACTTCTTTGAGAACGTCGCTGTAATCTTCATCATTCAACAGGCGAACTGCTTGCCTTGCTACACCTGCTAAAGCATGTTTTGCTGGATGATAATTCTTGTTGTCTGTCCTAGCAGGATAATTATTCATGTATTTCTTTAGATTGATGCTTGGTTTGAAATCTTTGGTATTGTATTTGTCTAATCCAGATTTTATTTTATTGATATCATTGATATCTACCAAACCATATTGCTTTGCTATCTCTAAGGTACCATTAACCATAGAATTGTCAGCGATTTGTAAGACAATATTTCTAAATTTTTTAGCCCTAGGTCGATTCCAAAAGCCAGTTGGAAACTTATCTGCGTACTTGGTCATTGCATCATGGATGCCTTTTAGGCTTGCAGATGCACCGCCAGCTGATGCTTTGCTGCTAATCAATATCTCATAATCAGAAATTACTACCATGCTGTCAAACAGTAATGCGTTGACGTCAGTGTTATATAATATTGATCCTACATTGAGATTAGTTCCATTGGTTAAATTTTCTTGTATCTCATTGATTTGAGAACTTGGTTCAAACTGCTTGGTTATCAGAGCTATCGGAGCTGCCCATTCACCCAGATATTTTTGATAGAGTGTTAGATCTTTGGCTGCATCTTTGATCACATAATCCACACCGTTACCTTTGGCTAAAGCTTTGAGATAACCTTGCATGTTATCAATCACAACTGGGTCTGCTTTACCCCTGGCATTGTTCAGCAATGCTGCAACTTGATTTGGTTTTACTAGGCTTTCATTGGTTAAAACCTCTGCTGGTTTAAGTCCAGAGCGTTCGCTAGTACTGGCCGCTGTGTTCAATTTGTAGCCGCCATGTCCTGGAATAACACCAGGAGGTATATCTGATATCTTACCTTTGAGATTGCCAACTTCTGTCACGTATTTGATATAATGTTCCAGACCACGAGGAGTATCCATGGTCACTATCACAGCAGCAAGGAATCTTGAGCTAGGTTTGTTAACTTCGTAAATGTAACCTTCTGCTGTTTCTTCCCACTCTATCACTGCTTCCATCATTTCTTCAGGACTATCGTATCGTGGATAGTCTTGGGGCAATCTATCTAACTTTATAAATGTAGCTATATCTTTCTTATCAGGTGCGATGAATTGATCACCGATTTTGCGATTCACAAAACCTTTGGCTTCTTGAAGATCGTATAGTCTCACATGGAATCTCCTGGTATGTTTATGATTCCTTTAGCAGCCGACTCTTTAGCCTGTGCTAGTTTAGCATCTCGCTCTGGATCATTCGCCAGTGCTTTTAATATAGTCTTTACTGAATTTAAATCGTCAGCGGTTGCAGCCGGATTCAGCAATATCTTAGCAACTGCATCTCTGTCTCTGGCTACCACTGTGTTATCATCTCTGCGCATCAGCTTACCACCAAATGCATCAAACTTCAAACCCAGTGCTTTGCCTATGCTGTTCATCACTATGAATATATCGCTGCCTTTGAAATCTGGATCTTCGTAGCTGCCGCGAGGACCATGTTGATGATACGGTGCTACTGTAGGCACATCTTCTATGACCATGTAATCTACTTGAGCAATACCTCCGTCAAACGGAATGCCAACATGCACGTTGCGACCGCTCATGTTTGACTCGTAGCCTTTTTGCTTGAGATATTCTTCCAGTGCCTTCTTAGCAGATTTCACAGGATCTTTCTCACCAGCTGTCTTGAACTGCTTGACCAGATCATCTGATTCAATCATGAGATCAATATCACCTGGTGGAACTTTCTTGAAGCCAGCTGAGCCTATATCTTTGGCTAGATTCACACGAAGGATTGGCGGTAATAGGCTTACAGCGCGATCAACCACAGATTGAACTTGGTCCAAGGGCACCGAAGTGGCACCTGGTATTTGATTACCACCTTCTAGCAATATATCGCGCAACCGCATGAATTTTCCTCAGAAATTAAAAGTTTTTACTGAATGGCTGTTTACACTATTTGCATATTCTGCTGCCAATTGCGATTCAATAGTAGATTGATTGATTGTAGAGAAGACCCAAGATCTCACTTGAGATTCTGTTAATGCAGAAAATGGAGTGAAACCAGCAGCAGTAGGTGTGCCAAGAGGCACAGCACCGCTCTGTTTATAAGTAGTACCATCTGGTGCGTATGCTGTGCAGTACCACATGACATGATGCACCACATCGGCTAGTGTACCAACATTATGTACTTCAGCAGGTCCAATCGACCAATCGTATCTCATGTGCTTGCTCCTTGACGCAGCATATTTATGGTGATTTGATTAGATAATATCGCAATGGTCATGCCAGAACCTACATTAACAATCATAATTGCATGGCTCAAGGCCAACAGATAAATTGACACCGTAGCCTATTACCAGATATATAATGTTATGAAAGACATGATAGCTAATCTGATATCTGCTAAACCAAAACATTACGCAAGACTCATCAAAAAACATCCACAGATGTTGGAATGGGTCAGAGCTAATTCGAGATTCATAAGCGATAGCGTGCCAGAGATGGTGTACAGCGCACTGCATGGATCAGATAATCACTGCCAACATGGTAATAAGAAAAAATTTGTCAACATAACAAATGGATTCAGCGGCTGTGGACCTGCAGCATCATGTAGATGCACTCGCGAGAACATTAGCAATTCTGTGAAATTGGTCAAAGACTCATACTCCTCAGAGCAAAGGCAGGCCATCAATAACAAGCGCAGCGAGACTATGCTGTCTAGATTTGGCGTCATGCATAATAGCCAGCGAGAGGACATACACCATCTATGGAAGAGACCAAAGATCAAACCAGAAGCGTATGACAAGTTAACAGATCATGCATGGATGCATGATCAGTACATGATCCAAAAGAGATCAGCTGTGGATATCGCAGACGAACTCAGTGTCTATTACAGCACGGTGATAGACTATTGCTTGAGGCATGGATTCCAGATAAGGCAACGCAGCAATTACAGCCTAGTTGAACTGTCTGTGGCTAGATGGTTAGATGAGCTAGGCATATCATATGTCCAGGGAGACTGGAAGACCATAGGCAAGGAGCTGGATATCTACATACCATCAGCACATTTGGCCATAGAGATCAATGGATTATATTGGCATAGCTGGCATCCTAATTCGCTCAAGATAGAAGACAAGACTCGACATCTGGACAAGACCAAATTAGCAGCACAACAAGGCATAGATCTGATGCACATCACTGACCTAGAGTGGAGTGATAAGACTGGCATAATCAAGTCAATGCTGAGATCAAAACTGGGACTGAACCAACGCATCAATGCTCGAGATTGCGCTGTTCGCACAGTGGACAGCAAGTTAGAGAGGCGATTTCTAAATGAGCATCATATCCAAGGGTATGTACCTAGCGTGCTAGCAATTGGATTGTTCGATGGTGATGATCTGTTGTCAATAATGTCAGTGGGCAAAAGCAGATTCAACAGCATAGCAGAGAATGAGATATTACGTTTTTGCTCTAAGCCTGGCATCACGATAGTCGGAGGCGGCAGCAGATTGACACATGCTATAAAGAAGACACACCCATCGCTCATGACCTATTGCGATCTGTCTAAAGGTAACGGACGAGGTTACGAGCTCATGGGATTCCAGCATGTACGCGATACCGATCCTGGTTACTTCTGGACCAATGGAGACTTGGTTATATCGAGGTTTAAGAGCCAACGCACCCAGCTGAGCAGATGGTTACAGGGTTATGATCCCCTCAAGAGCGAGTCTGAGAACATGTTCGCTGCTGGTTACCGACGATTCCACGATTGCGGGAATAGGATATTCCTGTTGGCATGACAAAAAACCCGGGATTTCTCCCGGGTTTTTGCTGAATATTTGACTGATATAGTGGTATAAACCACTGATATCTCACAAAAATTTCAAATGGGCCGTGTTGATCGAGATACCAGCGAGGTAGTCAGCTGCGTTACCCAAGCTGCTTGCCGTGTTGGTAAGCTCTAGGTAGCCATAACGGGACATGAAGCTCACTACTGGCTCGAAGGTATTCGGATCAATGATAACGCCTGAAGACGTTAGCGGAACGTATGGGCAGTAATAAGCTGCTGCATCAATTTCGCCTGGACCCTTGTAACCAACGAGAACGTTGGTAGCATCGCTTGCGTACTGGTTGACGTAAACACGCATGCTGTTGTTCAAAGTACCAACGAACTTGGTGTTGGTTGGAGCTTCGAACGTGCCTTCCGTGGTACGTGCAAACGCAGAAGTCGTTGCAGACTGTAGGATGGTGAGAGCGGTTGGGCTCACAACAACCCAGTTGCCTGCGCCACGACGTGTGCGTGCAGCGATCAAGTTAGCAGCACGGTTGATGAGGATCGCAAGAGCTGCGTGCTCGTCACCAACGAATGTTGCTGTACCAGAAACTGCAGCCTGATCGTAGGTCAGTGTAGTACCAGCGAGAGCGAGCAAGGAGGTCAAGATCTCCTGATCGATTTCAGCGGTAATTTCCTGAGCTAGAGCAGCCATGATTTCTGCTTCGATATCAATGCCCTGCTGTGCCTGTGCATCCTGTGCAGCTTCAAAGGTCCAACGAGCTGATAGCTTGCGGGTCTTTGCTTCCACAACTTCCTTGAGGATCTGGATGTTCAAGCGCTTACCAGCAACGCCTTCGAGGACGCTAACTGGTGCAGCTGCCGGAGCAGTGCTGTTGCCGTTACCAGAGTAGAACGCAGCGATCTGGAATGGGCTAAGTGCTTCTGTGTTAGCTGCAACTGGATTTGGCGAACCAAACGTGTCAGCATAACGAACGCGCAGCGTGTGGATCTGGCCAACTGGGCCAGTCATAGGCTGAACGCCAATGATTTCGTTCGCGATAACCGTAGGCATAACGCGACGAATAACTGGGAGGATAACCTTGTTGAGAGTAGCAACGTTACCTGCAGACGTGCTGCCTGGTGTTGCACTTTCAAAAAGTATTCCGGACTTGCTCTGCAGGTCCTTCTTGGTGTTCTCAAGGACAACTTCCATTACCTTCTTGCGATTGCCTGAGAGACCTTCGCAGAGTGCGGTCTTGGTAGCCGACCAATGAGTTTCAAATAGATTCTTGCTCATAGTTTTGGCTTCCTTTTACTTGTTAATGCCTGCGAGATAGAGAATTTGACCAATGTCTTGGTTATCTTCTCTCACCGCTTCTGACAGCTTGTTTGGCCTGTCACCCGTGAATGCCACGGACTTATTGGTAGCATTCTCAGACAGTCTCTGCCTGATAGCGCCAGTTGCTTCACCGTTCATCACGGTTGGAAGGTAACGATTGAAGGCTTCCTTAAGATTTACCGTCTTAATGTCCTGCAACATTTCTTCCATTATTGCCTTCTTATCGCGTGCCAGAGGAGCTAGCATCTCACTCATGAGCTCCAGCCTCTGTGTGCGATCGTTGGCTGCCTTGATCTGCGCTGCTGCTGATTCAACGAGCTTTGTCTTCTCGGTGATCTGCTTCTTTGCTTCGTCAATGCGTGACTGGCTTTCAGCCAGCTGGCGCTGCAGCTTCTTGACTTCACTGCCTTCTGAGAGGTAGCTAGCCATGTATTCGCTTGCAACGGCTTCGAAGATCCTACGACCAAAGTTGTTCTCACGAGCAACCTTGATGTCGTCTCTCCACTGTACCAGTTCCTTGCGGATGACTTCGTTCAACGTCTTGTCCAGCGTTGAAGTTGCCTTGCTGAGGAATGCTGCCTTGGTTTCGTTGATCTTCTGCTTGCCCTCAGCAGCGAGCTTGGCGCGCTGCTCAATTAGGGCTTTCTTGTCAGTTTCAAACTCAGCAATCTCTTCTGAAAGCTTCTTGACCACGAAACCTTCGAGCTTGCTGATGCGATCCTGAGTTGACTTCTTTGCGCTTTCGCGGATAGCTTCGACTTGCTTAGCCATCTGCTTGCGCTGTGATTCTAGCGTCTTCCTATCGGAGACGAACTCTGCCACTTCTTCCTTGAGCTGCTTGGCAATGAATGCGTTAAGCAGTTTAGTGTGTTGAGCTACCTTAGCCTCTGCGATACGCTTAGCTGCTAGAGTTTCACGGCTGAGCTTGGCCTTCTGTGCTATCAGAGCAGCGCGGTCTTCTGCGAACTCTTCAAGCTCAGAGCGGATGGTATCGCTCATCATGTTGTCCATTGCCTCAACAAGCTGTTGCTTGTCATTGGCATAGCGTGCAGCATAATCTTCCTGCAGTTGGGCTTCGGCTTGCTTGATCTTAGCTTGGAATGCTTCTTGGAGCGCAGACTTGACCTCAGGGCCAAGCACTTCGTTCTCAAGGAGCTCTTCTAGTTTCGTTGTCATTCAACCGACTCCTTATCTCAGTTTCAACTCGTCAACCCAGTTAAGCAGTACCTTCGTTAGATGCTTTTGTGCACCCACATCATGGCGAACTGCTTCAGCGAGTTCGTGAGTTCGGTATCCGTGTTTGCGATTCATGATTGCCTCGTACATAGGCACAGGGTAAGCATTAGGCGCGCTTGGCTTTGCGACGATATCAACTGTGAGCATGTCAAAGTCGCTAACTTCGCCGTTATCGTCTACGTTTCCTGAACCGCGGCTGCTAACACCAAGCTTGATGCCGCTTTGCAGTAGTGTGCGGACGATCTCACCGCAAGGCGTTGGCAACACTTGAAGCTTGCCGTAACCATTGGCTCCATCCATCCACATTTCAGTGATCTTGTGGCTTACGCGATCGAGATGTATCTGGAGCTCTTGTGGGTGATCACACTCACCGAGCACTCCGCTATCCTGTCTGATTGACTCATTCAGGGTCTCAACTGCTTTGCGGATCTCATTCACGGGATATACACGACCGTTATGGTTGCGCAGACCACCTTGTATGAAGATGCCTTTCATGTAGACATTCTTTGGTTGGCCCTCACCAGCCGATTCAGTTATGACTTCGGCTTTCGCAGTGTCGTAGGCGAGGTGTTCAACTAGGATATTTTCTTTCATGACACTACCTATATAGTTTGGGTGTGATATTTAGTGACAGTTTGATTAACCTGCCGCAAATAGGTGTTTTTTATGCGAAAATACCGCAGGATCAATTCCTGCGGTATTTTGATATCATATCAGCAGTCTCAATTACTTGCGCGGAGCATGTGTGAGTGGGCTGGTTTGGTTGCCCTTGCCGAAAGTGCGATCAGTTGTGTCAAGTGCGCTCTTGCTATCTTCCTTAGCACCGTACTTGCCACTCTGCTCGTTTTCCATGCCGTCTGTGGCCTTCTTGCGTTGGTTACCTTTGGCTTCGATAGGAAGCTTGTCGCTTGATGGTGCAGACTGTAGAGCGTAACCGTTGGCTGTTGGACCCTTGCCAGTCTTGATTGGCTCAGCACCAAAGCGTGAGGTCTGGCTCGGTGGTAGTGGGCTCTTGGCCTTTTCATTGGCATCGCGTGGGCTGAACTTACCAGCACCTACTTCGCCGCTGTGTGGCACAGTGACCTTCTCAAGCTCAACCGCTTCAGCGAGATCGTCAAAGTCTTCTTCGGTGAACATTTCGTCCATCTCTTCTTCGCCTTCTTCTTCGCCTTCCTCGTCGCTCATCTCTTCGCCGCCCATGTCATCCATGTCGCTCATTTCGCCGTCATCTGAACCACCTTCGAGGCGTTCAAACTCTGCCTTGAGATCTGCGAGTGCTGTTTCAAGATCACCCATGGTACCTTCAATGTCGCTCATGACGTCGCTGCTCATTGCAGCATCATCCATGTCCATAGCAGCATCGTCAGTTGCTGCCATAGCATCGCCGAGATCGTCTTCAGCGTCAGCCATGTCCATGTCAGCATCAGCTGCCATCATGTCTTCGTCTTCGCCCATGATCTCTTCTGATTCGATCTCATTGCTGAGTTCTTCAATGTGATCACTGTGATGCATCATGTCGTGACGCAGCTGCTTGCCTTCGTCACCACCCAGTGTTTCTTCTTCCATGTCTTCGTCAGCACTGATCAGTTCCTCGTGAATAGCACGGGCCTTTTCAATGAATACCTGATGAAGTAGGTCTTTTGCCTTGGCTTCGTCGCCTGCGACGAGATGCTCTAGGACTTGTTCTAGCTTGCTCTTAGCCATTGTCTTAGTCTCCTGTGTTGTAAGATGTGGTACAGACTCGGGTATATTTAATACCGCAAGATGAATCTGGTGAAATATAGGTGAAAAATTACAGATTAATGACAGATATCAATATTAGTAGACTTTTTGTATGTATGTAGTACCAGACGGCGCAGTGTTGTTAATGTTCACTGTGATCACTGATCCACCACCGTTTGGTAGTGTTACAGTTTGACCATCGGCTACTGCCCAACCAACTGGTAGTGTGCTGCTGGTAGGCAGCAGTATGATACCATTAGTAGGCATGGGGTTATCAAGGAACGTAGTAGTGATTATGATGTTGCTGTTACCGTGGAATATATTGCTTCCGCCAACCACGCCGTTGATTATGATGTTTGAACCAAAGCTGAGACTGTTGGCTACACCGTTGACTGGGCTAGGAACATATCCAAGTGCAGTGGAAATATCATTGGCATTTAATTGTTGACCGCTAGTAACTATACCGTTGCTGCCAACCACCACATTTTGATAGTAACCAGCTGTGACCACATTGATCAGAGATAGCGGCATCACAACATTACTGCTGCCGTCAAAGCTTACACTTGCGTTAGCACTGCCTGTCACAGCGATAGTCATGTTGCTGGCAAAGGCATTAGCTGTGCGAGCTGTACCCCAAAGTTGTAGCCCATTTGAATCGGTAGCTAATGTAACTCCTGCCCCCAGTCCCTGCGGAAATCTACTTGACATAGAATAATACGCATCATTGATTAGCACACTAGCAGGCAGTGCTGCCTGTGCTAGAGGTACTAGGCTTGCCGCATAGATTATCTGGTTATCTGCCAGTGTTAGTGCTACTGCTTGTCCGGAAATGCTGGTTGTGGCAGTACCAGCAGCGCCATCATAAGGAGGTGTTAACACCTTCCACTGCACACCGTTGTAATATTTGATTGCTGCTGTTATGGTATCATACCAAAGCTGTCCTATCAGAGGACTGATGGGAGCAGTGTTACTGGCAAAAGTCTGCAGCAATTCTATGAAGTTTTGATTGATGTAAAGACCAAAATTCACTGTATTAGCACCAACCAATGCCAAGCTAGTGCTGGTTGTGTCTATGGTACCATCTTGTACCACAATATTGCCTTGGCTAATAGCAGTCTTTTGATATGGTATGTAATAGGTCATAGAGCAGGGCCGCCTTCTTCTGCAGGAGCATATTGTATCTCAAGATGGTCAGCATGCACTAGATCTTCCAATGCTTTTGCTGCTCTCATCTTTTTCAGTTTGTTCAGCTGTACCAAGGTAAGTCTTGGACGGCGAGTGTCATGCAGATGAGCAGGAGTAAACTTGTCATCCTGTGGTGAATAGTACGCACCTTCAATCTCATCAGCTCTCATAACTTATGCTCCTACTTGGATATTTATGGTTGATATCAGCCACCTAGTATGCCACCACCCGGAGGTGCTGCTGCTGCGCCGCCCGGTGCTTCACCACCTGCTGGAGGTTCTCCGCCAGCTTCTGGTGCTTCACCTTCTAATCCCTCTGGTGCTTCACCTTCTGGAGCTGGTGATTCGGATTCTGGACGCAGGCCTATGGCATTCATGCCCGGTGGTTCAGATGCTGATGCTGTACCAGTCTTGGTCTTGACTTTCTCAGCATTTTCCTCGCGCCACATCTCTTCGTTGCGAGATATGTCATCTTGGCTCCAACCTAGATATCGTTCAAGCGCAAAGCGCTTGCTCACATACTTGGTAGCTTCTGTGCCCATGAGTGTGCTAAACAAGTTGATCTGTTCAGCATCCATACCCATCCTACGATATTCACCAAAGCTTTGGGGTGGGAAGAACTGAAGTTCAAACAGATTGCTCTGTATCTCGATACCACGGTGCTTGAGGAACAGCTTGAATTCTTTATCCAGCACAGGACTCATCAGGTTTTGCAAGCGTTCGCAGTACTTGGTAAAGCGATATTCCTGCACGAATGCAGTGCCCATCTTACCGTCGTTATAAGTTGCTGTACCATCATCTGGTCCAGTTGGCAAATAACTGCTTGGTACGCCGAGACCGCGTATCATCTTGTTGTTGAAGTATTTCAAATCGTCGATCTGACCAAGGTTCTCACCAGCATTGAGGGTATCAATGCGGGTACCTTTGCCTTCTGCGTTGGTAGCTAAGAAGAAATCTTCGTTGATACTGATTGGATTATACGCAGCATCAATCACGCTGGTACCACCACCTGTGCGGTTAGGTATGCGGCGTTGATATATCTCGTTCTTGATGCGTTCAACATACTGCATGGCTCGAGGACCACTGAGCGATCCCACGTCAATGTAGAACACACGACGCTCAGGTGCACGCACGATGCGATAGATTAAGATACAATCTTCAAGCAAGTCCTTCTGCTTGTAGACTTTATAAATGCTCTCGAGGATGCTGGTACCAAAAGGCCATTGGTTATCCATGCCTTCGCTGAGGCTGAGATGTACCACGTGTGTACCGTCAACTGCAGTGTCATTGGGCAGATTGTCAAAACGCGACTGCCTAGAACCAGGACTGTTTGACTGGCCGTAATTCAGAGTACCTGCACCACTAGCAGGATTACCTGAACGAGGATAACCTCCAGGAAAGCTGTATTGGTCATGCACCAGCATGTTTGTACCAACTAACGATGTTAGATTGAAGTCAATGTCACGGATCACGTATTGCTCAATGCTCTTGCCCTTGTCTTCATTGACGATGATCTTCTCAACCTTGGTTGGGTCAATCCAGATCAACTTAAAAGTTTCTGGATCGCGCACATAGATCTGATCACCATATTTGATCACGTTGCGGAACATGCGCCACAGTCGCTGGCGCCACTTGTTTAGACTGCTCCATTGCTGCAGCGTCTCTGTTAAGAGCTTTATCTCAGTTTCGCTGAGCTTGCCTTTGTAGCTGATCTGGAAAGGTTCGTCGTCTTTTTCAAAGCTCTGAGTGCTAAAGTCACTGATAGTATCTAATGCACGCGATATCTCAGAATCCAAATCCATCTGTTCGTATTGGATGTAGCGTTCTATACGATTAGGAGCTCCGCTATAAACTTCTGGTAGATAGCTGTTGTATTTTGATGCGCTACCAGGCTTAGCATCGCCATCGCTGTTCCACTGTTCCATGCGCTGCTGCATGCGAGCCTGAGTGGGAACTGCGCTGAAATATTTTTTCCAAGATGCCATGTGGTTTTTGCCTCGATATCAATGCGATATTTATAGTATGCTACTGATTGGATCAGCTAATCAACTTAATGCACCACACCGCTGATACCAGAAAACCCATCGCTCATCACGCGAGTTTGGCGATCTTCAACTGCTAAAAGTGCTGCCATGTTATCGTTTAACTGACCAAGCAAGTCCATCATCTGCTGATGTTTTTGGTCAGCTGACACATGCGCCACCTTGGCTGCTGCGGTGGTTACACCAGGTGTAGGAGCTGTAGTTGCAGGCTCTGGTGTGCTGCTGCCCCCAAACAGACTTCCTAATATACCAGGGTTATTAGCACTTGCCTGTTTGTTGACCAGCGTGGTCAATCCAACTA